TGACAGGCTGGATGACAGATTTCCAGAATAGGGTTCCAGAGAACAATCGTTGGTTTAGTGGATTAACAGGTTGGATGACGGACTTCCAGAATAGAGTTCCAGAGAACAATCGTTGGTTCAGCGGTTTGACAGGTTGGGTAACGTCATTGGGAGACTCAATTCCGATATCTGGAAAATGGTTCAGTGGAATTTTAGGATATGTTAATCAGGTTCAGAAACAATCTGGAGTATCGCTAATTCTTTCAGGGATAACAGGATTTATTTCAAGCATAGTTTCAGGTACTAAAAAATCCACAGGCGGAGCCTTTTATGGTGGAAGATGGCATGACATACCACAATTTAGTAGTGGAGGAGTCATCACAAAAGACTTCATGTCAAGCTTTAGCGCCATTCCACGATATACAGGCGGTACTGTAAATGCAGGTTCGATGTTTATTGCAGGCGAAGCAGGACCAGAACTTGTTGGACATGTAGGCGGACGCACAGAAGTACTCAATGAATCACAACTTGCAAGTGTGATGCAAAGTGCAGTAGCAAGCGGAATGCAAGCTGCAATGTCACAAATGGGTGGTAATGGAAATGTAACCGTCAACGTAACGCTCCAAGGAGATGCAAGGCGCATCTTTGAAGTAGTAAAGAGCGAGAATAATTCGCGTGTTATGCAGACTGGAAAAGCTCAGTTTTTAACATAAAGGAGGAGGTGAAAAATGGCAGAACCGACAAAGACCATTACTATAAGTGGTCTAAAGCTAAAGTTAAAATCAATTACAATTGATGACAATATCATTTGGAGTAAAAACACAGGAAGAGTTGCATCAGGCGAAATGGAGGGAGACGTTGTTGCAAGAAAGGCAAAATTGATTGTTACATTAGCACCAATGGACGATAAAGAAGCGGTAGGCTTCTCGGCAGCAGTTAATTCTGCCTTTTTTCCTATTGAGTACAGAAATCCCAAAACAGGACAAAACTGCGAAAAAAACTTTTACGCTGGAACAGTGACATATCCAGTCTATTCTTATGTTGATGGATTGCCTAGATATGTTGGTGCTGCTGCAAATTTTATCGAAAAATGAGGTGCTAAAATGAAGATGTCAAATAGAACACTGGTAAAGACAATCAATGGACTTTTATCGTTTAAAAACAATGGTGTAAGGAAACCAATTAAGGCAATTTATGCAATCAACCACAATATTGAAATGTTGGATAAAGCTGCGATTCCTTTTCAAGAATCAAGAAATGAATTGATTGAAAAGTACTGCGATAAAAAGAAAAATGGCGACATTGTGCCCAAAAAGGGAATGGAGCAAAACCTAGAATCAGAGTTAGGTGAATTACTGGATGGAATTGAAGTTGACGTAGATGTTTACAAGATTCCAATTAGCTTGATCGAGAATATAGAAGCATCAGAGCTTGAATTTGAAGCAATTAGCATGATGCTAGAGAAAAGTGAGGTGGAAAAAGCATGACATATGATTATATGGTGAAACAAGATGGACAATTTTATAAACCTGGTCAAGATGTGCCAGATATGGGTACATTAGTGTGTACGTCCGCACAAGGGAATATACGCAGTTATGAGGGACTCGCAAAAGATGTAGGCAAGCTTCCTACGTATGTTGCGACAGGCAGTTCTTTCCTGGCAAGTGATACTGGCGATTACTACAAATTCGAAGAGTCAACAGCAGCATGGAACAAGATTTAAGGAGTAAAAGATGAAACCAGAAGACGTCATTGGCATTTTAAATCGCAAGGTTCAGAACGCAACTGTAACGGAAGATCAAATTGATGCGGCTGTTGAAAAGTATCATAAGACTCATCCGTTGGAAACTGACAAAACGCTCACTGTTCCTGATGCCTTTGCAGATGCAAAAGCAGTCGGGGATGGATTAGGCAAAAAGGTAACAGGAAAAGGAATAACTTTGTACTATGACACAGAAAAACAGTGCGCAGCCATTAAATTTGATGAACAAGGCTAGGTGATCATTATGGGATTATGGACGGAATACAAGAAAAAAACGGCTGTAAAATCCACAGATACCTTCCTTGTGTATGACAGCGCAGAAGGCGTAATGCAGGTTGATGGATCAAATGTAAAAGAATCCTTTAGAGATGCTACAGATACCACATTGTCACAAGCAGACGTGCCAGCCGATGCAAAAGCAGTTGGAGATAGATTCGCAAAGGTTGAAAAGAAGAATACAGAGCAGGACGCAGCGCTAAAAACAAAGGCTGGTGGTACCGGCATAGAATTTTTCTTCGACTCAGCCAAAGGGTGCTTGGCTGCAAGGATAAAAGTAGAGGAGGAAGGTGTATGGCTAACAAAATAATATATCTTGCAAAATGGGAAGATGTGGAAAAATTAAAGGCTGCATCAAAAACTCAAGAAACTAATATAGCGGATTTAACAAAGGAACTTGCAAAGAAAGCAAATGGTCAGGGAATCACTTTGAGTATAAATGAAAGTGGTGGACTGAGAGTAATGTATGACGATGGAAAGTGAGGATAAAAAATGGCAGCAGTGGCAGTAGATGTGGCAATGGAGTCAACATCACAAGAAATTTTAAATCTTTTAAAAACAGTAAAAACACTAGTAACAGATGTTTCGAAATTTGATTGGAAGAATTTCTGGGAACAAACAGCAACAGACGAGGTTTTCTCAACAAAGTTTTATTACTATGAGACGAGTACCAGCCCAAACGGTGAAAAGTTGAATGCATCGGTTGGATTAACAGCTGTGCCTTCGACGGAAACTGTAAAGGGGCAGGATGATTTTGCAAATCATAGTGCCTTTCAGACAATTGATTGCAATTTTACAATTGACGAGCAGGAGAACAAAACTCCAGTGGCAATTAAAGGCGGTAACGGATATTCTGACATTGGAAAAGTAGATGTTGGAGTTATGGTTCCCTTAACTTATTGGGGCATTCAGAAATTTGACACATATTACATTGTGCATTTTGCAACGAAGCCACATCCTGAATTGGAGTGTACAACAGTTACACCATGGTGCAGCAAAGAACTTGGTTATGGTATTTTGACAAAATACTATGCAGGACAAATTGATGGAATTTTATATTCATCATCTGGAAATGCAATTTATAACTTTGTTTCAGCCCAGTCTGGAAATACTGAGCTGCAGAAGAAAGGAACAGGATATCATGGCTCTGGATCAGAGCGAACGGCATATCTGCTGTGTATGCTATGGATGAAGTATGCAACAAAAAATAGTCAGAAAGTCTTTCAAGGATGCACTGGATTTAATATACAGACTAAAGTTGTACAAACTGGGGAAAATGTTAACTATGTTGTAATTCCAACAGCGCAGGCAAATAGCTTTTATGTTGGCACGACAGTATCCATCGGAGATGCAACTGGTCACACAGACAATCTGGATCGTGGACAGGCATACATGCGAAATATCGCAGATAAAGTCAAAATAACAGCTATCGAAGCAATATCTGGAACAGATAACAGTAGAGTATATGTTGGCAAGCAAAATATGACAATTACAGAAGATACATATATATCATCAATGCCATTGCATGCAGGGCAAACTGACAAAGTGCTTGGAGTGGATGGATATGTCAAGAACGATGGCAAACATGCATTTAAACTTGGCGGTATTGAAGATATGGTTGGTGTATATTATATCTCAATGAACGAGTTGTGGAACAAGACTACAGCAACAACAGTTGACTACTACGTTAGAGGAACTGCTGCATGGTCAAGCACTGCCACGAACTGGACAAAAATCGCAACTGTAGATCTTGAAACAACTGATGATTTTTGGATTGGCGACATTGATATAGACTTGTCTACAGGTGTTATATGGTTCAAGAGCAAGGGTTCAGGAGATTCGGTCGGTGTTGGCGACAGACAATATAATGGTGGTGATGGAACAGGTTGGCGCGAAGCGCTAAGGCGCGGCCTTCTCAGGGTCAGGTCGGATGCCGGATTCTCCTGCGCGGGTCTCTGGTACGGCGTGGCGCATGCGCTCTGGGGCTGCGCTCTCTGCGTTTAATTCCGAACCTTTTAGGGGTGAATTTTGCGTAAGCAAAAGAGGGGGCTGCCCCTCTAAATAGTATACAGAAATAATTTTAAAATAGGATTTGTCACACACGGGCGCGGCAATCTCAGGAACAGGTCGAATGCCGGATTCTCCTACGCGAATCTCAGGAACGACGTGACGAATGCGAACTGGAACTACGCTCTCTGCTTTTATATGTCTGACGGGACAAAATAGTACGTTGGTACTTAGTGTGGCATTTCGCGGATGTAATTCCGTTGTTGTGTAAGCAACACTTAAATAGGCAACAAAAAGGGAATCGGAATGCCGACGGACATTCCGATAACTTATGTGAAAGACATAGGTTGGGGCTAGTAGACATCCGAACGTCCCTCGGAATTTAAACGATATTTACAAAAAAAGGATAAAAAAATACTTGAAACGTTGTTGTAAAAGAATAGATATAACTAACAGAATATTGGTTGAACGAGCAGTAAGAGATTGCATAAGTGGAAAGATGAACCGAGGGGACACTATAAGAATGTTCTCAGAGTACTCAAAGTTGCCATGTGAAATCATAAAAAAGATCTGCAAAGAACACTTCATGATGGAAGGATTGATCAATACTGTTATAGACGGTATACAACAAGAAATTATCGAAAAGAAATATATTGTAAAGCTAATTCGTTACAGATACCAAGTTGATAAGTGTAACGGAAAGGTTAGAAAGATAGGAATACAAGATGTAAAGCAACAGATATACGACTATATAGCTGTATATGCAATGGAAGAATTATTCCGAAAGAAAATAGACTTTTACCAATGTGGAGCATTAAAGAACAAGGGATGCGAATTTGGCGCAAAAGCGATTAAGAAATGGGTAGACAACCATGATATAAGATGGGGATGGCAAGCAGATATCAGGCATTATTATGAAACCATACCTAAAGGTAAATTAAAAGAACTACTAAGGCGAGATGTAGATAACGACGATGTTATACATCTCGTTTTCTTCTTAATTGATTCATTTGAGGGTGGATTATCAATCGGTTCATACCTTAGCCAATATCTTGCGAATTACTACATGTCATATGCATGCCATTATGTTAATGAGCAGGTATGCAAATTAAGAAAACATAGGAATGGAGCTGCTAATCGTGTCAATCTTGTATCTCATGCTTTGTTTCAAATGGACGATATACTAATCGTTTCGAAAAGCTTGAAGAATTTAAAGATGGCGGTAAAAAGATTTTCGAGTTATGTTTCAGATTTTTTAGGGCTAGAAATTAAGGAAACATCAAAATTCATTGATCTGAGTGTTACATACATTGATATTTTAGGAAGAAAAATATCAAGAAGAAGTCTTACTGTACGCTCATCAAATTTTTTGAGATTTAGAAGGACTGCAAAGAAGGTAAGAAAAAGAGTCCACCAAAAGAAAGAAGTGCCGCTGTCATTGGCTAAAAGCTATATCGGACGTTATGGAGCTATTAAACATTCAAACACACAACGTTTTCAACAAAAGTATCATGTCTCGGAAGATATAAAGAGATGTAAAGAAATTGTATCCACTCATGAGAGGAGATTAAACAATTATGGAAAAGATGAGATTTACGCTGCCACAGTTAAGTGCAGCATTCTATCCGCTTGAAAAAGGAATGGATGTAGTCATTTGTACAGATGAGCAGAAGATTACGATTGATGGTCCAGAAAACGGCAGTGAGACAATGTACGAGTATAATGGCAATATATTCAGGACATTTAAGTTGACACAAGAGGAGATCATTCAAGCCCCAGAGCAATATCTTGATTATGAAGGCGATACAGAGCCAAGCGAAGAAATGACAAGATATGCAACAGAAATGATAGATGCATACACCTTGCAACTGATCGAGGAAGGAGTACTGGCATGAGAAGTTTGGTAGAAAGTTTAAAAAGGCTTTACAACAACGGAAAAGGAAAAGTGTCGGCAGAAAAGATTAAAGGGATGAAGATTCTCACAGAAGAAGAAAAAAGATACATCCTCGGAGAATAAAAAAATAAAGCAAATATCTAGCACGGAGTATACCGTGCTAGAGAAAGGAAATCGTCATGTATCAGGTATCAGAAGCATTAGATAAAGTTATATCAGGCAGTGGAAGAACGTTCTACGCAAGGCTAAACGGAATATCAGATGGAATCCAAGAGATAGTGCAAACAAATTTTTCAACCCCTGATAGCTATTTTTATGTGGGTGGAGCTACAGCTTCTAAAATAGAAGTGTCCATGTTTACAAAGTCGCAAGAATTTGTAAAAGGTACGGAAGTAAGATTTGAAATCGGAGCAACAGCTGATAGCACTATAGAATGGATACCAATGGGGTATTTTACAATAAAAGAGCAAAAAAAAGACCGAAATCTGCTTACTTTTACAGCATATGACAGGCTAGAGTCAAAGTTAGCTAAAGCATATAAAAGTAAAATTGTGAAGTATCCAGTAGAAAGCAAAGAATTTTTGACTGATATAAGTGAACAGACAGGTGTTGAGTTTGACACAAGCAAATTATCTGATAGCTTGATGATTGACAAAATATTGACGGTTAACGACCAGTCGGGAGAGAAAACATACAAAGAGCCGTTTGACGGTTTTACGATGCAACAGGTGGTTGGATACATCGCACAACTCCATGGTACATTTGCTACATGCGATAGAAACGGAAAAGTAACGTTTAGATGGTACGAAGCGTTAACAACTGACCATTCGGGGAAAATAGGTGATACAGCAGGCAGCTATTTAAAAGACCAGAACCTATCGTTCATTTATAATACAATTGAATTTTTAAAAGAATCACACACGTATCTGATTAAGACCAATAGATATTTTGATGATCTGCTACAATCAGAAACGATGTGCCAAATCTCAGGCATCAGCTGTGATACAGAGAATAATCATTATGAGTCAGGAACAAATATAAATACAAATTTAAGCAATCCAGTAATGACACAGGAATGGCTCAATAAAATCCTTAAAAAAATAAAGGATATGAGCTATTATCCAGTGTCATTTTCATTTATGGGAGATCCAAGGCTTGACGTAGGTGATGTTGTTACAATAGTTGATGCCAAAAATAATCTTATAGATGTTCCAGTGATGCAGCACACCATTACATTTGATGGTGGTTTGCTGTCAGAAGTGGCATCGTATGGTTTTGAAGAAAAAGAGGTGAAAAGTCCATCTGAAATAGCGTTGCAACGAGTTAAAGATGATATTCTTAGCCTTCAAGAAATTACGGCAAAAAAAGCCACATTCAATCAGTTAAACGCTGTAGATGCAAAGATCACCAACTTGCAGGCAAGCTCAATCACGGTAAATGATGCAAATATATTATTTGCCAGACTTGATAAAGCAAATATCCAACAGGGTTGGATAACAAGCGCAATGATTGGTGATGCGCAAATTACCAATGCGAAAATTAAGGATATGTCTGCTGATAAAATAACAGCAGGCGTTATAGATGCCTCAGAGGTCTCTATCATCAATTTAGATGCTGCCAGTATCACCACAGGCACTATTACTGGACTAGATGCATTTTTTAATAAGACCTTTAAGGTAATTAGTCCAACGTCAGATACGGAGGAATTTATAATTAGTGCAACGTCAGAAAGTGTTATGATCGGTACAAGAATGAAATCTGGTGAACTATATCTGCAAAAAGCAATGATAAGCATTGGTGATGAAGATATGGCTATAACAACAAAAGGCTATTTACGTTTAACTGGTTCACAACACTTAAGTCTTACATCAGCGAATGATATAGTGTTATTCCCTGGCGTGTCAAATAGCGAAAAAGATGTATACATCAACGACGGCTCAACCAATAACGCAATATTGCATGTTGGAAACTTTGAAAATTTAATAACGACAGTTGAGAATTCCCGAAACTCAAAAAAATTGAGCGGAATGGAAATAGTTGATGCCTCAAAGAATATTTCGAACGCAATTCCATGGATTGACCAGACTGGCGTGATGGAGATTGGAAAATATTTGGATTTCCATGAGTGGAACGCAGATACTACTGACTTCAGCGCCAGGTTGGAAGTTTTTGAAAAATCATTGCGAATAACCGCAGGAATAACTACTGCACTAGACCTTAATGGAGTTGGAAATGCATCATACATAAAATTTAGTGGAAGTGGAACAACGCTAGGATGGATTGGCTTAAACAGAAAAGATGGATCACTGATGTTGTACGACAGCAGTGAAAAAGAATATCGTATATTAGACGAGACATCTATATCGTTTGGAACAGCAGAGCCAATTAGCAATGGAAGAAAAGGCGATATCTATGTTCAGACATCTGATAGTGGAAATGGATGGAAAAAAGCTGTTGCAATTTATTACTATTCCAACTGAAATGATAGGGAACACCCTATCATTTCAAATTCTTAAGATAAGAATCTTTTCTCTCACAAACAGATTGCTTTGCTTGCTGTATTGATTCTTCTAAATGTTTCAAGTCAGGCTCTATAAAAGCATCTTTAACCTCACCGCGTGCCTGCCGAATCAGAAAATTGTCGAGATATGCTTGAGCTGACGTTATACGGTCAGCAAGCGGCAATTTGTTTAATGCCGTAAGCATATCAAGTTGTGCGTGCCAATCAGACCCAGTATCACAAAAGACATTGTAATACAGACGTTTCAGATACTCAGCGTCTTCGTGCTTTAAGTATTCCTGCAGAGCAGACAGTGTCTCACTATCTTTTTTAGGGTGATAAATACGTTCATACTTATTAGGGTCATAGATAGCCATAAGACATTTTTCTGCATCGACACCACATCTGTTAAACCATTCTAGCAGCGCTGGAAAGTCTGGCGCACCAAGACCATTCTCCCAGTTTTTTATTGTTCCTACGCTCTTTCCAAGTGCTTTTGCCAAATCCATTTGTGACAATCCTGCATTTTTGCGCACATAAATTATAACTTTTATAAGTCGTTCAGTATCAGCTACTCGATTCCTCATGTCAAAAACCACCCTTCATATTCGTTCAAAATGTCATTTTTACAATAAATTGTACTTTGGCAAAAATAAAAAGTATAATTTATTGGCTACATCAAGCAAAAAGCAAAGTCAAAGTTTTTTAGTGTTTAAAAGCCTGAGAAATAGCCAAAAAACTTTGACCGAAAAAAATGTGAACAAAGTCAATACAATTGTAGTCACCAGTGCTATTATCTATACCATAGCAGAAAAGAGAAAGGAGGCTACTAATGATGACAGTTTACAACTGCAAAGCAACAGAGTCAATGGTTAATTTTGCCATTATTCATGGTAAATTACTAGACAATTTTACAACATTAGACTGCTTGGAAAGTGATTTTTGTTCAAACACCATCGAGACAAGCCGCCTGAGTGGAGTAAAGGATGAAATACCAATCGCTGTTGCAAAGGATAGAATCGGGGCTTTGAAGCGTCAGGATGAAGTGACAGTGATTGGAGAATGGCGAAGCAAGAATTATTACACCAGTGACGGCAAAAGGCATGTACAGCAGTACTTTCTGGTCCGTGAAATCAAAGTAGAAAGCGGGGAATATCGAAACCAAATTGCATTGACTGGGTATTTATGCAGCAAACCGATATATCGCACAACACCATTAAAAAAGGAGTTATGTGAGCTTATAGTTGCTGTAAATCGCCCATATGGCAAGAGCGATTATTTACATTGTATTGTCTGGAACCAACTCGCTCGAAAGGCATCAAATTTAAAGGTTGGGGAAAAAATTAGACTGTCTGGAAGAATCCAGAGCAGAACTTATATCAAAAGAGAACATGAAACAGAAACAATTAAAGTTGCATACGAAATTTCTGTGGATACATTTGCAAAGGAAAGGTGATTATATGTGTGATGTGGTTAGACGTTTTTTAGATAGTATCGTGGAATTAAAAGGCAACGAATATGTAAAAAGAGCGATTGCATATATATCCACGTTTATTCCGGAAGGAAAACGTAACGAAATGGAATTGCTTGATTTTTTGTATCAGTTAACAGATAGAGATGACGTAAAGGAATATCGCTGTGAGCTGATTGCACAGGCAATGACAAGAGAATAGAGGAAAGAGAGGGCAATGAATGGCAGAAAGCAGAACTGAAAAGGAGATTGAAAAAGATGCTGAAGAAGCAACGATGCGGTGTTATAAGAAAAAGATCAGAGAGCTCTTGAGGAGTGAAGAAAGATTGAGCACACTCAGAGTCGTCTATTATATCTTGACAAAATAAAAAGAGGGCATCCAGTAATGGGTGTCCTCTTAATGTTTTACTGGGCTGAAACAATTTTATCATTCTGCTCCAAGATATCAGATGCATCTTTCCATGCATAGTTAATCTGGATTGTGCTTGGAGCGGCAGCATCCTTACCATAATCACAAGAGTGGATTGATAAGATGCAGGTCTTTGTTTCCCAAACAGTAAAATGACCATCATAGAGATTAAATATAAATGAGTCGCCCTTATTCGAGAAAGAATCTTCGTCATAATCCTGTGAAGGTTCGCCATAAGTAGCTGTTAATTGCTCTTTTAAATCATTTGCCATTGGGCTAACATCATTTGTATTAAATTCGTATGTAACACCGTACAGCATAGCATTTGCCACATTATAGTCAATTACACCGTCTGCTGAAGGGCAAACAAAATACGCATATACAGAAGATGTTGTATATCCAAAGGCTGGCTGCTGATAGTTTGAAGCGAAAGCACTTGCCATAAAACCAGTCGAATCATAGTCAACACCAGTAATTCCACCATAGATAATATCATCAACTGAATAGACAGGAAGCGCCTGATCTATAGATGCTTGGAGGTTAAGTTCTGGTGTTAAGCTCTGCACACTCGCAAAATTTGTCCCCCACGGAATATCCTTGAACAGGATATCACCGTCTGGGAGTTCTGCCTCGGTTTCTGCCTCAGAACTCTCTTCCTCATCACCCTCAAGCAATTCATTATATAGTTTAAGAAGATCGTTGTAGTCTTTGAGCAATTCATTATACTTTGCTTCATAATCAACAGAAGTTTCTGCTTCTGTCTCTACTTCACTTTCTGCAAATACTGGCACTGCTTGCAATGCCATACAACTACACAGTACAGCTACAAATTTCTTTTTCATGTCCTTTTCTTCCTTTCCTTTTGTGCTTGTGTTGCACTATGTAAATAGTATAAACAGGTTTTCACAAAATAGCAACCAGAAATTCGCCTTGTATACAAAACAAATGGGTATCCGCATTACGGATACCCACTGTCTGGTTAATTAGTTTTGTTTGTCATTGGTGCCTGGCGGAAAGATGATATCTTTTCCTGCAAGAAGAGTATCAAGCACTTGTTCCAATTTCTCCCAGTCTGAATCCTTCATTTGCGCAAGATAAAGGATTAAACGCTTTTTGAAATTTTCATCGCCTGCTATTGCAAGCGTGCCAAGAAATGATGCAATCTCTTCTGATGGTGTAACGTTCTTAAGCATATCGCCTTCTCCGGTACGGAGCCATTGTTCATTTACGCTAAATCTGTTGCAAATCATGAAAATCGTTCTGTCAGCTGGAGTATTGATACCACGCTCTAGTAGACTAACTGAACCTTTCTTTATTCCAATGGCTTCTCCAAATTTTTCTAAGGTGTAGTCTCGACTTTTTCGCACCATTGCTATTCTCTCACCTATTGTAGTTTCCATCTTATCACCTCCTTCCATTATTATTATAGCAAGTTTTGTTTGTTAAGTCAACAAAAAAGTTTGTCAAACAATCAAAAAACTATTGACAAAGTATTCCTAATAAACTATACTGTAAGTGTAACAAACAAACGGACATTGAAAATTTAACAGAAAGGAGCCGGAACATGGAACTCTTGAGAATTAACTACGAGTCAGAACGACCTACTGTATCAGCAAGAGAGCTACATGAGGGACTAGAGATCAAGAGTAACTTTACTACATGGTTTGACCGCATGTGTGAGTATGGATTTCTTGAAAATATTGATTATTTATTGGTTTTCCAAAAAAGGAATACCAATAATCCAAAGAATCCAACAACAACTTGCAACGATTATCAAATCTCCATCGACATGGCAAAGCAGATCTGCATGATTCAGCGTACCGACAAGGGCAAGCAGTACCGCCAGTACTTCATTGATCTCGAAAAAGCATGGAATACACCGGAACAGGTGATGGCACGAGCCTTAAAGATTGCCAATAACGAGATTGATAAGCTCAAGGCAGATAATAAAGTACTAATTGCAGACACAGAGCGCATGAAGCCTAAAGAAATCTTTGCAGATGCAGTGGAGTCTAGCAGGACCTCAATTCTGATCGGAGATATGGCAAAACTGATTTGCCAGAATGGTCACGAGATCGGGCAAAACAGACTCTTTGAGTGGATGCGTCAAAATGACTACCTAATTAAATGTGGCGGTAGTAAAAATATGCCGACACAGAAGGCGATGGAACAGAAACTCTTTGAAGTTAAGGAGCGTACCGTTGTGAATCCAGATGGAAGCGTCAGAATCACGAGAACAACGCTTGTAACTGGTAAAGGGCAAATCCATTTTATCAACAAGTTCGCCAAGATGAAGGCAGAAATGATAGCAGAAGTTACATAAGAAAGAAAGGAACAAACAATGCTTGATATCAACAAGTTTGTAGTACTTAAAGATTGCATGTACTACGAGGGAATGCATAAGTATTACATATTCCAGTTTGATAGTGCATACACACTACTTGCTGACACAAACAGAGCAATCTTGTACAGAGCAGAAAGCTTTGCTGACATGATTAGCTACATTGAAAGAATGGAAACATGCAGAAAGGAGGTGCAGGCGTGATGACAGATAAAAAGGAAAAGTCTAAGACAACATACCGTTTTCTGACAGAGCAGAAAAAGCGCACTTTGAAGAAGTTGAGCGAAGTGACAAATAGCTACTCTAGTATCCAGAACAACTATTTGCTCGGCTTGATAGAGAACATGGCCACAACAACATCGTAAGCAAAAAAGAAAAGTTGCAAATATAAATTAAGAGAGGTGATAAAAGATGTTCTGGATGACTAAAAAGATGCCAGATAAGACCGCAGGCTATCTGCTGTGTACAATTAGATGGGGCGAGACTAGACTTACCCATGAGTATTATTGGGGACCAGACCCAAAGAACAGATTTAGATGGTGGGTTTCGAAAGAAGCTTGCCAGGCGAATTTGCCAGATGGTGGATTTGAAGATTCTGGTTATGAAATTGTGGCTTGGGCTAGAATGCCTGAGCCATATAGAAAGGAAATGTATGAATCTAAGAGAAATATTGCCGCATTTGAGTGGAGAAATGAGCAGAGACGCGGAGCTGCTGAAAGAAACAGCAAAGCAGGGCGACACTGTTGTGCTGAATGTAAAAACGCCAGATGGAACACTGGTAACGGTCAACGCGGTAATTAAAGCGAAGTACCCACATGTGGTACATATGCAGTATCAAACTGCAAAGGGATATGTAGTAAACACATCATTTGCTTGGAAGAAGCTGTTAATGATAATGCTGAATCCAAGCAGCATTGAAGATAATGAAGAAGGAGAGTGATCAACAATTTTTATTTACCATGGGGAAAGCAAAAAGCAATTGCTTGAAACAGCAACACGGCTGCTTCCATGTTTAACAGAAGAACAGCTTGCCTACATTATTGGAATGGAGCAGGCAGAGGAATATAAAGAAAAGGAAGGAGCGAAAGAAAATGATAAATCTGTACTTTAATGCAGAGCTTACAGGATTGCATAAAGACACAACCCTAATAAGTATCGGGATTGTATCTGCAAGTGGTGAATCTTTTTACGCAGAATTTAATGATTTTGCAGACTATCAAATTACACCTTGGATTAAGGAAAATGTATTGTCAAATACAGTGGTAAAGGGTGAGAACAAAGAACTTGCAGAGTTGCTAGACAAGGAAAACACCGTATTTGTGGTCGGTAGTAAATATGAGGTACGAGAATCACTTCTTGGATGGCTTGAGCATTTTGAGAGCGATACTCAATTTGTGTCAGATACGTCTCATTACGATTTTGTATTACTGGTTGATCTTCTGGCAAGTTCTGCACTGGAGCTTCCTAATTGCATATCGGCAAGTTGCCATGACATCAATCAGGATATTGCAAGGGTGTTAAGGATTTCTGACAAGGAAGCTTTCGATTTGTCACGTGAAGAACTTTTAACAAAGCTGGGAAAGCCACTTCCCAAAGGGGTAAAACACAATGCATTGTATGATGCCAAGATCATTCAGGCGATTTATCGCCAGTTACAATAAGCCTATGAAGTTAACAGAGGAGCAGCGGTTAGAACTGATTGGGCATATCTACAGAAGAGTGGATGCAATAGCGCCAAGGACTGGAAGGACGGCAACAGAAATTAAAAGAGCTAGGCAGAAAGCCATGAAAGGGTTGATCCAGAGCTTTTCAGATGAATTTGGCGTGAGAGCAGAACGCTTATGGAAACAAAATGAAACATTGAAATTTAGAGGATGCAGCTTATATGACTTACACGAGTTCATAGACTGTTACAATCCACCAGAGAAGAAAAGAAAGGAGAAAGTGAATGGTTGTAGTGAACAGCGGAGAAAGTTACCTCGGCGCAGAAATCCGCGGATGGTGCAGCCACTCAAAAGAGCAGGATGCAGCAGTAGTAAATGCAAAATACTATAGCGGTTTCAGAGAGCCGAATGATGGAGCGTTCTACTTTGTTGAGAAAGATGGAGAAAACATTTCAAAATATAGAGTTGTGCGTGATTTAGTTAAGTCACCACGACTATAAGAAAGGAGACAGACATGAGCAAAGAACTTGAAGCTGCAAGAGCATTGGTAAAAATGCTTGAAGAAAGAGAGCAGAGTAACAAGGTTGAATTGGCTAGCTTAAAAGCTGGAGAAACATTTTGTATTGGAAAGAATGATTATATTGTCCTTGAACAGCACGAAGGAAAAACCAAGGTTATCTCGAAGGATTTTATAGCAGAAGACAGAAAATTTGCAGATGATACAGCGGATTACAAAACATCTGGACTTAGAAAATACATCGAAGCTAAAATCCAGCCAACTATTGAAAATGAAGTAGGAGCCGAGAACCTAGTAGAACACACCGTAAGTTTAACAACGGTAGATGGACAAGACGACTACGGAGAGTTAACATGCAAAGTTCGCCCGCTCACTTTTGATGAGGCTCGACAGTATAACGATTTGATTGTTAATAAGGATTTGGATGATTGGTGGTGGACTTGTACAGCATGGACTGGTCCAAACCGTGAATGTAATCGCTCAATTGCCGTTGTTCTTCCGTCCGGCTACTTCTACTACGACATTTGCTGCGACAGCCTCGGTGTTCGCCCGGCTTTTATCTTGAAATCTGACATCTTTGTATCGAAGGGAAAATAAATGGCTGAATTAACATTAGAAGAACTGCAAAAGCAGTTCAATGATCTAAAGAAAAGAGTAAACATTTTAGAAGGTAATTCAAAAAGAAAAATTGATGTTGAGCCTAAAGCAGGCAATCAGTTCGAACTTGCAGGGCTAAAATGGAAAATCCTTGATGTTCTTGATTCAGGCTGTATGTGCCTTGCAGAAAAATCAGAGTTGATGAGATTTGATCCAGACATAAATGACTGGAGAATCAGTGAACTACGTCAGCATCTGAATAGTGATCTCCTTGAAAAAATAGAAAATGAAATTGGAGAGGAGAATGTTATTGGGTTTGAGAGGGATTTACTGTCTGTTGATGGACAGAATCAATACAGAGCATGTAAAGACAAGGTTTCGCTGCTTACTCTTGACGAGTACAGAAAATACAGAAGCCTGATCCCAAACGAAGGGTATTGCTGGTGGTTACTTACTCCATGGAGTACGCCGTGCAACGAATATTATATGTGGACTGCCGTTGTTCTTTCGTCTGGCTACGTCGACATCTATGGTTGCTACGGCAGCTGCGGTGTCCGCCCGGTTTGTATCTTTTCCTCATCAATCTTCGCATTAAAAGGAGAAAGCTAATGAGTAATTATGTAAAAGCCCGATATGAGGGCAGCAAAAGAAGTTATTGTTTTGCGACAGAGGAAGATTTAAAGCCTGGAGACGAAGCAGTAACTCCAAACGGCACAAAAGTCACAGTGGTAGATGAGCCGGTAGACCTTTCATGGATAGAAGCCTATGGAAGAAGCAATATCAAGACGATCAAAAGAGCGCCAGAAAATAATAAAATTGAACAAGGAGAATAATTATGAGTGAGAGATTTGAGATATGTGCTGGAGAACGTATAGGAATGATTGCTATTAAAGACAATCAAGCCAAAGAAATAGGATTGGGACTTTTCAAAAGTAGAGATGACCTTAGTTTTTTGGAAGCACTCAGAGACGCTGCGCAGGAATTACTAGATGTATTAAAGGCTGACAAGAATAATGACACAGACAGTGCAGAGGACACAGAGCCGGAGCAGGAAGAGGAAAAACAGCTAGTTCCTTACAATGGCACAGTAGAAGTTGTAAAAGGTGATGACAAGCTTTTCCCAATAGGGTTGAAGTTTAAAGTGGTACAAGGCAAAGTATCATATTTTTCAGGTGATTTAGCAAAAGACGCTGTCGCACTCGTGATGTTTGGCAGTTTTACACTTAAATCATTTGAGGAATTGAGTGAGTTATTGAACAAGATACATATCAAGGTTAAGGAAGTCAAGGAGGGCAAGGAATAATGGCAGATACAGCAATTGTAGAGAGTGGAAAGCAGGTTGTGCAGCAGTCAACAAAGAGAGTAACCGATTATAGTCTTGGAATTTTCGGAACAAGCGATAACTTCATTATGGCTATGCAGATGGCAAAGGCACTGGCTGAATCCACAATCGTTCCGGCTATATACCAGAAGAATCCGTCCAACTGTTTAATCGCCATCGAGATGGCGCAACGAATGGGTGCGAGCGCAATGATGGTTATGCAGAATTTATATCCTATTCAAGGTAGACCGTCTTGGAGTTCACAGTTTCTTATTGCAAGAATTAACAATAGCCGTAAATTCGACATGGAGCTACAGTACGAGGAAACAAAAGACAAAGACGGAAAACCTTTTTCTTGTACCGCTTGGACTACCAAAGACGGCAGACGAGTTGATGGTATGACAGTTGACATGCAAATGGCAAAGGATGAAGGCTGGATTGCAAAGAACGGTAGTAAGTGGAAGACAATGCCACAGCTCATGCTCAGATATCGTGCTGCTTCATTTTTTTCAAGACTCAATTGTCCAGAAGTCGCAATGGGACTTTATACAAAAGAAGAAGCAGAGGACAATGACTTTGAAGAATACACAAGTGAAAGTTTGCAGGAACAGATGGAGAAAGATATTTCAGAAAATGCAAATTCACAGGTATTTGAAGAACCAAATGAGCAGAATAAGGAAGCAAACAAAGATGCTTTGCCACCTTTTATGTCTGCCTGATCGGGAGATAGCCTATGGATGAAATTAAATGGAGAATAGAAGGGATTTTTAAAGCCAATGCCGCAAAGTGTCTGGATGAAATCGGAAGAGATGTAGAGATCACGCCAGAACAAGTACTTGAGAAAGCGAGAGACGAACAGTCAGAGCTGCACAAGTGCTTTGAATGGAACGATAGCATAGCGGCAGAGAAATATCGCTTGCAGCAGGCAAGACAGCTTATTCAGTTCTTGGTGGTTGTACCAAAGCAGGATAGCAAACCGCCTATTAGACACTTCCAGATCACAAGCCAGAGAAATGTGTATATGCCGACAACACATTTTGCAACACAACATGACGAGTATCAGAAGTTGCTGCAGAGGGCTTACGCAGAGCTGAGAAGCTTTCAAAATCGGTATAAGTCGCTTTCTGAGTTAGAGAGCGTATTTGAAGAAATCGACAAGATAGCCGTCTAAACAGTTTCAATGCTTAATTCGAGTGTTCTATGGATGGTGTAACGGTATGCACCATCTGAGAAAAGAAATGGCTCATATGTCAAAAACATAACAGCGCAGGACAGAACATAACACGACACAACAGCACATAACATTGCATCATTCACAGAGCATTCGAGTTAAGCAAATTTTATGGGCTAACATGAGGCAGCAAGTAAGTCTCAATTATATAACAAAAAGTGATAGGACAGGACAGAATATAACAATACACAACACCACAAAACAGATTATTTGTTGCTTTATGCTAGCCCATAAGTCAGGGCAGAACAGAATATAGCAAAACAAAACAGTACAAGGCAGAATAATACAAGACAGAATAGTACATAACACGACGCAAAAGGTATCCATTCTATATGTGGCATAAGCAATATGTCATAACAAAGTACAGGATAGTTTAAAACATCACAGAATACAACAATATACATAATTATGCATAGTTTATGCTATATACCGAGTGGATACCATAAAAATAAACTGGTAGCATTTGCAGGCAACATGAGTTGCCAATCATTACAAAACAAGACAGCACATAACAGGACACGACATGACATAACACAACAAGGCAGTACAAAACATTTCATGTTGCCTGCAAGTGTTACCAGAACACTTAAAGCTTCCATTTGAGACGCGGCATAAGCCACAATACATAATATTACAGAGCAATACAAAATAGCACAGAGCAGTATATGACACAACATTATAACACTTGTGTCGCATCTTGAGCGGAAGCTTAGACCAAAACAAAAAAGGAGAAAACAAATTATGACAAAGAAGGAAGAAACACAGGTTATCGAATTAAAGCCGTTAAGCATCAAGCAGGCAAGAATTACTATTGCAGGTGATGGGGACCTGGTGCTTAACAAAATGAATGATTGTAGCGCCAGGAAGCTTACTGACGAGAGAAAGAACAAGGCTAAGGACACAGCAGCTACAAATGTATGGGAAGAAGTGATCACTGCCATGCACTGGTATGGTGGAAAGCCTACAGATTTCACAGAGGAAGGTTTGAGAGAAGCACTGACCAACAATGCACCGTGCATTACAGCATTTGGTTTGAAAAAGTCGTTTGGACAGGCTGTTGTACAGAACAAGATTGATACTTACGCAACTAAGTTCAATGCCGCTGTAAATGTCATTGCAAAGGGCAATCTGGTTCCAATCAAGTTTGCGGAACATTTTATTGACGAAAAACTTATGTCGCCAAAGAAGGGCGCTCCGGTACTTGTACGACTGAATAGATTTAGCGGATGGAGTGCAACATTTACAATTCAATATACGGAGAATGCATATTCTCTGGAACAGATCTTAAACATTATTCGTCTTGCAGGTTTTGGAAACGGAATTGGAAGTGGAAGAACTAGCGGTTACGGTCGCTACCACATCGAAAGTGTGGAGGGATGAACGCAAGAGAGGAGTTTTTAGATGATTCTAACATGCTTAGCCAGCGGCAGTTCTGGTAATTGCTATGTTTTAAAGGATAACAAAGGCAAGATGCTTCTTCTTGATGCAGGAATCCCAATCATGAAGATCAAAAAGGGCTGCGACTGGAAAGTATCTGATATTGTTGGATGTGTTGTCACACATAAACACGGAGATCACTCGGAAGCAGTCAGTGATCTGGAAGAAATGGGAATCCCAGTCTACAAACCTTATGAAGATAACTCCTATATCGGTGGCTATGGTGAATTTAGAATTGTATCAGTTCCAATGAATGATGTGCATGGACACTTCAAACATACCGATGCAGACGGTACAGAGTGCCCGTGCTATGGATTCATCATCGAGCACCCAGAGATGGGGCGAATGCTCTACATTACTGATACGGAGTTTGTAAGGTGGCGATTTAAGGATATTGACCATATCCTGGTGTCTTGCAATTACCAAAAGAAGTACATTTCAGAGGATGTCACTGGTAAACGATTGCATGTCATTAAGGGGCATATGGAATTAGAAACGTGTGCAGGCTTCATAGAAGCTAACACAACAGACGCACTCCAGAACGTCATTATTTGCCATTTAAGCGCAAATAATGCAGTACAAGAGGAAATGCTAGTAAGAATAAAAGAAGTTGCAAGAATGGCAAATGTGGACGTTGCAGAAGCAGGTAAGACCTGGCAATTGTTTAATTACGAAACATGTCCGTTCCTGTAAGAAAGGAAAAGCAAATGAGCAATAAAGAAGCCTTGAAGATATTAAAGAAGAAACTTGATACTTGCACCAGAGCAACTGAGCAAGCCTTGAAGAAAAAGGACTACAAGGCAGTTGAAAAATCAATGAGAACCGCGTTTGTATTCATGAAGGCACATAGCGCTCTTAAAAAGCAGGTTCCACAAAAACTGGTTATTCTAGCAGACAAGAACGCATGTAGCTGCTCTGTATGTGGAAACATCATAAATGATTGCCTTGCTTCCTATTGTTCAAAATGTGGACAGAAGATTGATTGGGAGGATTGTTAAATGTCTATTGCAAAAAGTGATGAAATCAAAAACCTTTTGGTTAGCAATAGTGAATTGATGGTTACGACAGCATATCCACATACCTATTGCCGTGTAGTACCCCTACAAACGGCATGTGAAATAGTCGATCACATTCTCGAAAACAGAGACATGCATAAAACAATTGCAGAAGAACCAGTCATCTGTGCATCAAACGAAAATGTATACGAATGGTATTGCCCGACATGTGGCACACGGTATGAATCAGAAGCAGGAGTTTGCGTACACTGCCCGTACTGCGGACAGAAGATAGATTGGAGTGATAATAATAATTCTGAATGAAATTTTAAAACTTATGAAATGCTTTCCTGGTAGCAGTATCAACAGCGATGGATACTTGCTCTTAAACAAGCAGCGTTCTGGTTTTTCCGTAGCTGACATTGAGAGTGAAGAAGATCTTAAATGTAAGTTGCTTGAATCTGTGTCAAGGGACGCTTGCAAAACAATGGTTTATCAGCAACACATAAGGAACGTAAGATTCTGGAATAGAACCCGAAAGAGTATAAACCAGTATCTGCGGACAAATTTTTCTGATGATGACATGCTTGATATATACCAGTACTTAGGCAATGGTATCAGGCACAAGCTCACTAAAGAGTTTGTAGAAGGTGGATATGATCTAAAACTGATAAAGGAGGTGCAAGATGGGTGAGATTAAGATCGGAACTCCTGTCTATCACGTAGAGGAATACCGATTAAGCAACTATGAGTTAAAGCAAAAGGGATTCGAAGGGTTCGACAACTACGGACTTGAAGTTGTTGAATCGGTTGTTATAGCCGTGACAGACACACATTTTGATACGATAACCGAAAAACGTGACATCGGAAGCAATACGAATAACATACATCATTGGGAGAGATTAGCACTTGGAAGGGCGGTATTTCTGAGCAAAGAAGAAGCTGCGGAAGAAGCTGATAACCGTGCACATAATATCCAGTTAGGATATCACTGTTCAAAGTTTAGCCAGCGTCCAATGTATAAAAATTGGCTACACTGGCAGGATGCAGCTAAAGCAAAGCCGTTTAAAAAGCAAACAGGTCATAGATCAAACTTTGTCGCGAAAAAAACTACACTTCCAGAGGAGCTTTACATTGCCTGGAGGGACGGAAAGATAACTGGACCAGAAGGTGCAAAGAAGATAGGTGTTTGCATTACTACCTTTGAGAAGTATGCAAGGGAAGAACTTGCGAAGAGAGGTGATAGGCATACCGTCAAGACAGGTAACAAAGTACCACCAAAGCCTTTGCCGCCAATGTTTGATGATTGCTTTGAACAATGGAAGCTCGGATTGCTCTCAGACGAAAAGGCAGCTAGACAATGTGGGATATCGCATACAACATTCCGCAAGTATGCAAATATCCGTTTGAAAGAGATTGGAGAGCAGAGGAAGGGAATCCAGAGAGGAGTGATTCTTCCACTAAACTTCACAGACGTATATCTGGAATGGGAACAAGGAGACATTGGATGCAGCGAAGCTGCAAAGAAATGTGGTCTTGAATATTACACATTCAGATACTATGCAGAGAAAAGATATAACGAAAGAATGGACGCAGGGGTGTTTCAGTATTAAAAGAAAGAAGGGCTTCAAAGTGAAGAAAAATCGGCAAGTTTTACTGAATGAAAAGTTAATTGTACCTACGCTTGCTTTTGATCCTAGCATGGCAGAAAAAGAAAGAAAAGATTTTCTCAAAGCTATGCGAACAATGTTTAAATTGAAGATTAAGCAGGAAATAAGAGCAGAGGAAGAGCTTATGTACACTCTTACAAGGCAGAGGGAACTAGGCAGAAGAAAGAAAAGAATCAAGCTTTAAAGGAGGTTCAGTATGAACAAAGTAATTTTAATGGGTAGACTTACCCGTGACCCAGAAGTGCGTTACTCACAGGGTGCACAGCCCCTTGCAATCGCCAGATATACATTGGCAGTAGATCGCAGAGGTAGCAAGCAGGGCGAACAGTCAGCAGATTTTATCAACTGTATAGCGTTCGGAAAGAGTGGCGAGTTTGCCGAGAAGTATTTGCATCAGGGAACCAAGATCGTTGTCACAGGTCGTATCCAGACCGGAAGTTACACAAACAGAGACGGTCAAAAGGTCTATACCACTGATGTGGTTGTCGAGGAGCAGGAGTTCGCAGAGAGCAAAAAGAATACGCAGCCAGCTCCAGAACCGGCACCTGCAGGTGGATATGAAGGTTTTATGAACATTCCAGATAATGTGGAAGATGAAGGACTACCGTTTAATTAAAAAGAAGGGAGATGTTTGAGGTGATCATTGTAAGACAAGATAGAAATGCTTTTTACAACTGGGACAATGTAGTTGACATTTACATTAACGGACTTTCAAGAACAGAAATATTATTAAAACACGTTAAAGGTTCAAACGAGTCGACTGATTACCCAATTGGCAAATATAAGAACGCAGAAAATGCCAAGGCTGCATTCAAGAGACTTGTAGAGAACATTTTAGAAAAGGCTCTATATGCCATTGTGCCAACCGATGAAGAAATTGAGAGTAGCATTCACCAGGGGACAGAATCAAGTTCAGAGGAGGAACAGCAATTAAAAAATATTTAAAAGAAATCAAAGAAGAAGTTGCACTTTGCCAAAAGTACATAGATGAGTGCGATATATTTGCACCTAAAAGTGAGTACGAAAAGCTTGCCTTGAAGATAGCTTCTAGCTGTGAACAGACTTTATCGGCACTTGCTGATGAAATCGAGAAAAATGATTGGATTTCAGTCGAAGAAGCAATGCCAGAAGAACGCGACAGTATATTTGCAAAGTTCAAAGGAACCGACAAGTGGTGCAATTCGTTTTGGGAAAAAAATTCAAATACCGTTTTAGTAGTATTAGCCAATAATCACGATGAAGATAATTTTGTAGTTGGAACAGGTAAAACCATTAACGGTGAGTGGACGACAGTACCAATGCTACTTAAAGACAGAATGCATGTTGCTTACTGGATGCCGTTTCCAAAATTTGAACCGAAGGATGTTAAGGATGAATAAGAATGATTTATTAAAAAAATTTGGCAGATTAACGGAGGTATAAAAATGTCAATGGTATCAAGCTACACATTAAAGGATAAGAAATGCGTCTCAGTAAATATTTATAGTAATGACGCAGCTGTAATTCTTCGTGACTTCCTTATCAGGGTGGCTAGCAGCAGGTTGGAAAAAGGAAAATTCAACGAAGCAGAAGTGGCACTCCACGATGCAAACGAGCTTACAGCAGCCATGAAAGAAGCCTTTGAGGAAAAATCCAATGGATAAAGAAGGATGGTGCAGACCTAAAGTATGGCGCCAATATATATTTGGCGATCAATGTTGGATAAGCTGCTTATCACAACAAAAGTGGCAGTTTAAACGCAAGGAAGGAGGCGAAGTTACCATTTTTAGTGAAAAACGGCACATTTTGTTCCTGGTCACAGTAGAAGATTTTGAGCAATACTGGAAGGAGGTGTAAACGATGAATAAACGGCAGAGAAAGAAACGGTTCAAGAAGATTCACGGCATGAATCCAAGGGATTATTTCATGAAAAGCGAAAATGTTCCGAAAACAGTTATAGCTTTCGTTAATTCAAGTAAAATGATCAGACTGTTATGCAAAAAAGATGGCAAAACTTGGGAAATTTGTAGAGAGTGGTGGGGACAGTCAAATGAATAAAAGACAGAGAAAGAAGCAGTTTAAGAAACTTTATGGTATGAATCCAAAGCAATATCAACAAGCTATGCAACTGGTATCGCTTGAAGAACCATCGAAAAAAATTATGGATTCAGAAACAACTACATTTACAGATTTGGGGAGTTGCCTTGAAAGAATTAAAGATGGACTGCAAAAATCAGTTTCTGCTTTAGGAAAGTTGAGTTGCGAAGCATTCTGCTTTTGCTTAGAAGAACTTGGAAGGGAGTTGAAAAAGTGAAGGCAAAAATGAAGTTTGAACGAACTAAAAGCATGACCTACTATTATTGCCCGATTTGTATGCTGAACTCCACAAATAAAGCAGAAATAGAAAAACATTTCCGTGAAGGACATCAAGTAAAAGTAAAAAAATACATACATTGCAATATTTGTGGAGAAGGTTGGGATGTACAGGCATTTGGAGAAGAGGGCGCCAGAAAGCGAGCAGAGCAATGCTGCCAAAGCCATATTGATAATGGGAAAGCAGATCAGGAAGCCAGCATAAGCTATTTTTATTCACATGGTCGGTTTGGCTATGTAAAAAGTGTGAAAGGAGGAGAGAGTGTGGAAAATAATCATATCAAGAAAATAGAGGTTATTGATGAATAAATGCAAGAACATTGCAAAGGCAAAAGCCATAGAGCAGGAGAACAAGAAGCGACTGCTGAAAATCAATCCCCAGCTGAACGACGCAAGTGGGATCTACATTTTGACCAGAAAGGATGAGAACGGTTTCCAGTTTGCGTATGTCGGGCAAGCCATGCACATACTTAGCAGGTTGGCAAGTCATATGGTTGGCTACAAACAGCACATAGACCTGAGCCTTAGAAAGCACAAACTGTATTCAGCGGACAATCCTTACGGGTGGAAGGTTGAATACATGAATGTTCCTATTGATCAGCTTGACGAGCAGGAAAAGTATTACATCAGATTTTATGCAGAAAATGGCTATCAACTTCGGAATGTTAGTCTGGGTGGACAAGGTGAAAACCGTTCAAGTGGAACTATAGGAGACAGAAAGCAACCTAGAAGCTACTTTGAGGGCATACAGCAAGGCAAGAAATCGCTAGCTAAGGAATTATCATCTATTGCTGAGAAACACCTTACAATTGCTGTTAAGCCCGAAAAGCAGGGTAACAAGGTTTCAGAGCGCCAGAGAGATAAGTTTATGGAGCTTATCAGTGTTGAGAACTATGAGGAAGGAGATATGATCAATGGATAATTTTGATATTTTTAGGTCAAGAATGCAGAAACATTTTGAAGATGAAATGAAAGGCTGCAAGCAACTATACATCGTAAATGTGGACAAGGATGAAATGTGGAATTTATATTTGGACAGTTTTGGACCTGGTACAAACATTTTGTTCAGAAAGCGCCGAGAGTATGATTGCAGTTGCTGCAGACATTTTGTCAAGAGCATTGGAGCTGCTGTAACTATTAAGGATGGTACAATTCATACAATTTGGGGATTTGATGCCGGCAGCGAAGAGTTCCAGAAAGTGTGTGATGCTTTAGACGCTTTTATAAAGGGGAATGCAATTTCTGACATTTTTGTTAGTAAATTCAAAAGAGTTGGAACTGACCATGATTTTGAAGAAATCAATGGAAGATCTCATGAGTGGACACATATGTTTTTAGATTTGCCAGGCAAATGGGTAAACAGGAGTGGCAAATCTAACGAGAGTATTTGTGCCGAATATAGAGACACCAAGAACGTATTCAAACATTCGCTTGATGAAATTAGTATGGAGGCTGTTGACACAGTACTTGAGTTAATCAATTCGAACACGCTGTATAAGGGTGAAGAGTGGAAGATTCAGTTAATTGAGTTCAAGAAATATAAGAGGATATATGAAAAACTGCCTGATTCCCAGAAAGATCTTTTTGCATGGGAAAAGTCAGCAGAAGTGGGTCCGGTAATTGGCAGAATTAGAAATCATTCCATTGGAACCTTGCTTGTCAATATTAGTAAGGGGATGGATCTCGATCAAGCTGTTCGAAAGTATGAAGTAATTGTAGCTCCGGCAAACTACAAGAGAGTCAAAGCAATTTTTACGAAAAAGATGTTAGAAGATGCAAAGAAGACAATCGCGGAATTGGGATATATGGATGCTCTTCAACGTCGCTTTGCCAATCTTGATGATATTACAGTCAATAATATCCTGTTTTCAAACAAAGATGCTGCAAAAAGAATCGTCGGAGCAGATGACATCTTTGGTCAGATGGAGAAGGAGGTAGTGGTAAATCCAAAAAAGTTCTCTAAAGTTGAAGAAATTTCAGCACAGGATTTCATTGACAAGGTGCTTCCTACAGCTAGAGAATTAGAAGCTTTTGTTGAAAATAAACATGCTTCTAATTTTGTCTCGTTGATTGCCCCAGTAAATAAGGATGCAAGGTCAATGTTTAAATGGAACAATCCTTTAAGTTGGGCTTATAGTGGAAATATCACTGATTCTGATATCCGCAAGAATGTAAAGGATGCCGGAGGAAAGGTTGATGGAGTGCTTCGATTCTCTATCCAGTGGAATGATGGTCAAGACGACAATAGTGATTTGGATGCTCATTGCAAAGAACCAAACGGCAACGAAATCTATTTTGCGGATAAACATGGTCGAACTGGCGGAAATTTGGATATTGACATTAGAGAGCCAATGAGTCAAAGACCAGGAGTTCCATCTGTTGAGAATATTGTTTGGAGCAATTACAATCGAATGATTCCTGGAACATACAAATTCTATGTTAATCAGTTTGATGCAAGAGGGTCAAAAGGATTTTCCGCTGAGATTGCTTTTGGCGAGGAGACTTATAGCTTTAGCTATCCACATCCAGTTGTGGGCAAAATCAAAATTGCTGAGGTAACAATGGATAAAAATAGAAAGTTCACAATTAAACCGATTCTTCCTACGACATCTGAGACCATTAGCAAAGAAATCTGGGGAGTAAGTACCAATCAGTTTGTGCCTGTATCAGTGATTAGCTATAGTCCAAATTATTTTGATAATCAGAACGGAATTGGTCACAGGCATTTGTTCTTCTTCTTAAAGGGATGCAAGAACACAGAAGAACCAAACGGATACTATAACGAGTTCTTAAAGCATGAGCTTGAACCACATAAAAGAGTGTTTGAAGCTTTAGGTGCGAAGTGCCATGTAGAGGATGCGGATGACCAGCTGTCTGGAATTGGCTTTAGCATGACTAAAAGAGCAGAATTGGTTGTTAAAGTCAAGGGCGCGACAGAACGTATTATGAAAGTTAAATTTTAAGGAGAAATTATTATGGAAAAGAATTTATTTGAGTTAGCAACAAGATGTAAGTACCGTTTCCCGTATCGTGGACAGATAACTATTGAGGATTTATGGGATCTTCGCCTGACTGATTTAGATTCAGTCTTCAAGACCTTGAACGCAGAAGTAAAGAAGGTGTCAGAAGAAAGTCTGTTGAAGCTAAAGACAAAAGAAGATGAAGAACTTTCTGATAAGATTGCAATCGTTCGATACATTGTTTCTGTGAAGCTAGAAGAACAGAAGATCAGAGAAAATGAGAAGGTCAATAAAGAGAGGAAGCAGAAACTGTTGGCTATCAAGGCTAGACGAGAAGAAGCTGCACTGGAGAATTTTTCTGATGAGGAATTGGATAAGATGATTAACGAGTTATAAAACATTTCGGGGTTGGCTGCTACAGCAGCTAACTTCCTTAAAATAAGTATCTAAGTGAGGAAGGAGAGGACGCATGAAGATCTGGACAGAAGAAAAGCTTATTGACGAAGGATACGATATCCGAAACGCACAAATCAAAGGCGCAGAGTTAACAATGGAAAATCACGGTTGCATATCGTTTGATGTCGTTGTTGAAGGTGCAGGTTGGGGATGCGTTTTTGGCGGATATAGTCTCGGACACGGTTATCTGGGGGCGAAAGAATTTAGTGGCTATGGTCCGGGAATGGAATCCATTGCTAGAATAATGGATACAGTCGGAGTTACAAAGTTGAGTGATTTAGAGGGAAGATATATACGAACCGCAGTAACTGGAGATAGAAGATTAAAAATTATTGGAAATATAATCAATGATAAGTGGTTTGATATCAAATCATTCTTCGAGGATGCACAAGAAAATGATAATAAGGTATCAGAAGGGAGCAATAAATGAGCATTAAGCATATTATCTTATGCATCGAATTTGTATTTCTTGCAGTTCAAATCATAATGGTTAGAGCTGCATACAAATCTCCGCTAAAGTACGGAAAAACTGCTGAAATCGTGAATATTTTAGCACTTATCGTTATACTGCTGTGCAACATAGCAATCATAGTTTTAAATATTATGGGGCGAGGTGGCACGAATGTTCAAAATAATGAGTCGAAGCAAATACGATAGCCTAATCAGGGAGAACACAGAACTTAAAAATGCAAAGGTAAATCTTGAAGATAAACTGGATCAGCTTAAAGCAGAAAAAGCTGTAAATAGCAAGTATAAATGTGGCGGATATTGTCGCGTTTGTGAGAATGGATACGAGATACCGAGCTATACCATAGGTCGTGATTATGGATGCTTGTTGAATACAGAATGCAAATCCTTTGTAAAACGTAAAGAATGAGAGGAGTTGAATATTATGCAGATAATTAAGAGTGTTTTATGTGTGGTTATGCTTTTAGCCCAGCTTCTGCACTACATAGGACCCAAAAGGACTAGAGCATCATTTGGAGCATTGTGGATTATCTCACTGATACTTTTGTGGGTTTTGATTCTTTTATAACGTTATTGTTTTTATAGGAACGAGTTGTAAAAAACCAAAAGAGAAAATACAGATACTCACATGTTAGCAGGAGAGATTATGATAAACGGTGAATTAGTGGTAGACAACTTTGCAGGTGGTGGCGGAGCTTCAACAGGAATAGAGATGGCAACAGGGGTAAGTGTTGATATTGCAATCAACCATGATCCAGAAGCTATCAGAATGCATCGAACTAACCATCCAACTACAAAACATTATTGTGAGGACGTTTGGCAGGTAGATCCAGTAAAGGCTTGTGGTGGGCACCCAGTCGGGCTTGCATGGTTTTCGCCAGATTGCAAGCATTTTAGCAAGGCTAAAGGCGGAAAGCCGAAGGATAAATTCATCCGTGGCCTTGCTTGGGTGGCTTGCAGGTGGGCTGGACTAGTTAGACCTAGAGTGATAATGCTTGAGAATGTCGAGGAATTTAAAACATGGGGACCGCTTAATAGACGGCATCACCCTATAAAATCAAGGTCAGGAGAAACGTTCAAACGTTTTATCAAGCAACTTACAGATTTAGGATATACTGTAGAGTTTCGCGAACTAGTCGCAGCTGATTACGGTGCGCCTACAATGCGTAAAAGATTCTTCTTAATTGCCAGATGCGATAATAAGCCAATATTATGGCCTGAGCCTACACATGCTCCATTAGATAGTGAAGCGGTTAAAAAGGGTATTTTAAAGCCATATGTAGGGGCATACACACAATTAGACTTTTCAATTCCATGTCCAAGCATTTTTGACACATCGGAAGAGATTAAAAAGAAGTATGGTGTTCGTGCAGTCAGACCATTAGCTCCAAAAACAATGCAACGGATTGCGCGAGGCATTCAGAAATTTGTTGTTGATAATGCTGATCCATTCATTGTTGAAATCGGATATGGCGAATCTAAAAATCAAAAAAGCCCAAGAGCATACAGTGTAGAAAAGCCTTTGCATACTATCGTTGCAAAAGACAAGAATTTCCTAGTAGCTCCGATCCTAACCCAGTATCATTCATATGAAAATGACAGTATTCGCGGACAGGGCATCAGCGAACCAATAATGACTGTAGATAGCTCAAACAGATACGGACTTGTAACATCTTTCTTGAGCAAATTCTATAAGACCGGTATCGGGCAGGATGAGCGAGAGCCATTACATACTGTAGCAACGTCAGCTGGCCATTTTGGGGAAGTCAGAGCTTTCCTGATTAAATATTATGGCAGCAATGATGGTCAGAATATTAAACAGCCCCTAGACACCGTAACAACACATGATAGATTTGGGCTTGTTACAATCAAAGGCGTAGATTACCAAATCGTAGACATAGGACTTCGCATGTTAGAACCGCGTGAGTTATATGGATGTCAGGGATTCCCCGATGATTATATCATTGACCATGATTACTCTGGCAAATCATATCCTCGGTCAGAGCAAGTTAAAAGGTGTGGAAATGCGGTGTGTCCACCAATTCCTGCAGCACTAGTAAGAGCAAATCTTCCAGAGATGTGTTTGCGGCAGAGAATGCCAAATATGAAGGTTAGAGAAGAAGAAACTGGACAGCTCAAATTCGCATAAGGAGATAGCATGACAAATAGAGAGAAAAAGGAGTCTATTGATTATTTTAACCATGAATTGGAATGCATGAAGCATCGAGTTTGTAACTGCGATATGCAGACAAGTTTGAGGATTGGAAGAGAAAAAACTGCTTATGAAACAGCAGTAGAATGCTTAAAGAAGCAGCTTCCTCAGCCACCAGTTAAAGCAACTCACAAGTCTATCGTCCATGAAAACAGAGGTGATCAACCGCACGCATGGATAGAAAGCCACTGCGAGTTGTGGGAATGCCCGTGCTGCGGAAAGACAGTATGGAGCGGCATAAGCATTGCGAAGAAATTGTCATATTGCTCAGATTGTGGGCAGAAGATTGACTGGGAGGAGGCCAAATAATATGTATTACATGGATGACGAAGATTATTTCGGACCGAGCGAGTTTGACGCAAAAATCGAAGAACTTAAAAACGAGCTTCGGAAATCTATAAAAAAGGAAGTTAAGGACGAACTTGAAAAGCTGCGTGAGGAAAACAAAAAATTGCAGGGCATCAAGGAAGATTTTGAATCCATAAAGGAAGATTATGATAGAAAGAAAGCAGAGTACAAAAGTGCAATGAAAAAGGCTGGAGCCAAAGCTGCACGAGCTAGGCTGAAAGCGTTAATGGAACAATTTAAGGTTGTTACGTGGTCAGTAAAATGGGACTACCAGTACAAAAAGAAATGTAACAAATGCGATAAGGACAGAAAAGTCAAAGTGGCATTACCATCTGGAAACGTGGTATACGATGATTGCAAATGCGGAGAACGCAAGAAAATATATCAGCCGAAAGAAAATCTGCTATATATGCTTAGTGATACTGGTGGAGAGATTACGGGCTGGTACAAAGAAATTGCAGATGGGTATTTCGACACAATTGGTCGTAGTGCATATGTAATAGTGGATCACAACAAAGATTTCAAAGAATTAGAAAAAAGCTTGTGGCATACATTCTTCACAACAAAAGAAGAATGTCAGGAGTTCTGCGACTACATGAACAGAAAAGAAGAAAATTCTGGATACGATTACAACTTGGCAGGAAAACTAATTAAGGCTAGAGAGGTGTAAAAATATGGTTAAAACAATTTTTGATAATCCGTCAGGCAGCTTAGCATTGATACACAATTGTGTATTTATAAAAGATGGTGAAGTATGGTACAGGGATTTTGAACGCGAAATTCCACTTATGGAGCTTGCACGGAATCTTAACAAAGCATATGGCGATTCTGAGGCATCAACGATGAATGATGAAGCATTTAGTGACAAAATGTATGACGATTCGCAATTTAAGCTTGAGGAAGATATTGATAGTTTTATCGCCACTTTTTATATGGCACTTGTTGGAATGGCAGAAAACCGAGAACGCTTAAAAATATACGAAACAACAGGATTGCCAACAACGGCATATCCAGAAGTACTACAGGAATGCATTGATACTTACGGAGCAGATAAACAAATCGACCAGACAATTAAAGAACTGAGCGAGCTGACAAAAGCACTGCTTAAACATCGCCATTTGGAGGGTGAAAATGTAAATCCAACGTCTGCCGCAGACCTGGTAAAAGCGAGAACAGATATTCTTGAGAGAACTGCTGATGTTATTATAATGTTAACTCAAATCATTATGATTTTTGGCGACAGAGATTTTATTGAAAGAATAATAGAATCAAAGGTTTACCGCCAGAGAAGGGCACTTGCGGAAGGAGACAGATGGTCAGAATTATTGAAGTAGAAAACGTAATAACTTGCCCTGAATGTGATAGAAATTTGAGCTATGAGGAAAATGATGTGTTTTTTAACAAAATACTCTCCTGTGGACACAGAAATTACTACAACAAATGTGTAATGTGCCCTTATTGCAAAAATAAAGTTGTTGTTTCAGATGACGCGGTATTTGTTGAATCAACAGATGCCCTAATTACAAATATAGAAGGAAAGGAATAACGAATGCCCGGTAAACCGGGTTGATGCGCAGTGATCTGTGGTGGCGTATCAGAAAATTTAAACACCGTGGCTGAAAAGGCGTGCAGTGGAAACGCTGCACACGCAATTGATAGCAAACGAATTATGATCCACGATACATGCATTTGTAGCGTGGTGTTATGCAAAAATACAAAGTGTGCTGGTTATCAGCAGGAATCTCTAGTTTTGTTGCTGGATATTTGGAAAAGGACGTTGATGAATGGATATATATAGATATCGCTGATCAGCACCCAGACAGTCTGAGATTTATACACGATGTAGAAAAAATCATTGGAAAGAAAGTAACAATTTTAAAATCTTCCGAGTTTAACTGTGTGGAAGATGTAGCCAGAAAATTCAGGTTTATAAATTCTAAGCAAGGAGCACCTTGTACAGGAATGTTAAAGAAAGCAGTTCGCAAAAAGTGGGAAAATGAGCACTTACAATACCAATTAACGTATGTATGGGGAATGGACTCGAATGAAAAACATAGAGCTAGGCAAATGGTACAAAATTTTCCTGAATTTAAGCATAAATTTCCGCTTATTAGGGAGAAAATGTCTAAGCAAGATTGCCATGCTTTTGCTGATCGTTTGGGTATAAAGCGCCCTGTAATGTACGATATGGGCTACAATAACAACAACTGTATTGGCTGCGTAAAAGGCGGCATGGGCTATTGGAACAAGATTAGAAAAGACTTCCCAGAGGTGTTCGCAGCACGTGCGAAGCTTGAACGAGACATTGGACACAGTTGCATCAACGGTGTATTCCTTGACGAATTAGACCCAAACAGAGGAAGAATGAGTGAAGAAATAATGCAGGATTGCGGAATCATGTGTTATCTGGCATTTAACGAATCAGAAAGGAATGATGAGAATGACAAAGAAAGAATTGATAGCAAAAGTCAAAAGCAAGCCGTATGAAGAAAACGTAATAAATACGATTAAAGCATTGCACGGACTAGGCTATGAAGAAGCAGCAAGAACCATGCAGGAATTATACACTGATGCAAAGGCACTGACTGTTACTGCAAAAGCATCTGGAAAGTACTCAGATGATCCAGAACTTGACGAGGCGTTAAGTGATTATGCTTCGATGAGAACAAAGATAAAGAAACCGCTGACTTCAAAAGCTCTTGAAAGAGCAATGATCAAGCTTGAGTTTTTGTCTCATGGAGATAAGGACTTAAAGATTCAGCTGCTTAATCAGTCCACTGATAACTGTTGGATAGGCATTTTCCCGTTAAGGGCAGAAAAAACATTCGAAAGAAAGCTACAAAATCCACAGCGCTCACAGTTTGATGCCATTTTAGGCAGTATATCCGATGACTGAGAATGATGCAAAAAAAATAATGCTAGTGATGACTGTAGCATATCCAAACTATAAAGTCGCAGATATTGATGCTACCGCTCAAATTTGGGCTAGGCTACTATCAGACTACACGTATGCACAGGTTGACGCAGCACTGAGAGCCTATATTCTCACTGAGAGTAAAGGATTCGCCCCAACAATAGGGCAAATTGTTGAAAAAATAGCATTATTAAACCAACCAGAAATTCCAACAGGTTTGGAAGCATGGGCTATGGTCCGCACTGCTGCTTCCAATAGTACATATCATGCAGAAGAGGAATTTGAAAAACTGCCATCATGTGTTCAAAGAGCTGTTGGAAGTCCTGGCAATCTGGAAAAATGGGCTAAAACAGAACAAACAGATCTTGAAACAGTGGTCCAGAGTAACTTTTTAAGAACGTATGCAACAGTTTTGACGAAGCAAAAAGAAATTCAAAAGATTCGAGGAATCAGCTCGACTGGCAAGCAACCTTGCTTGCCAGAGTTTGAAATAAGTATATAGGAAGGAGCACACAGATGGCACGAGCACAAAGGAGACGGGCTGAAAGAGAAGCAAAAAAAGGAAACAAAGCCGTAGAACAGCGAATCACAGGTGCAGAAGAAAGCATAAGAATTGCTTTGTTAAAAGAAAATATTGCACGAGACGTTGATCGCAAGCTTTATGACAAATATTACCAAAAGGCAAATAAAGATGCTGTGGACAACATATACAGCATCATATTAACATCATTTGGACTTGCCCTGGCAGATACTTGCCCTAATTGGAAGGCTGAGGCAATTGCAAAACGAATCCAGAAGACAATGGACTATGTTGACAAATTCTCAAAAGAGTATAATGGAGACATTGAACGTTTTATGAAAGAACTCGAAGATAGAACTGGATTCTCATTTGAGATAGATTCTGTAAGCAGAAAGGATGAATAATATGGATTTTTTAATTGGTTTAATAGCAGGACTATTATTCGGCGGAATTACTGGTGTGCTTGCAGTTGCTTTGTGTGCTGCATCAAGCACAAATGAAACCGATGACGAAGAAAAGAGGGAAAATGATGAGAATTAAGCATTTAAAGCTAGATAATTTTTGCGGCTTTTACAATGGGAAAGCTGTAGACACAGATTTATACAATAAGACAGAGGTATCTGGATGTAATGAATCTGGAAAAAGCACAGTTAAGAGAGCTATTTTTTGGGTACTGAATTGCAGGGGTGAGAACGGCGAAGAAATTACTGGAATCAGGCCACACGATAAATCAGGTAACGAGATTAACGATATTGAGGTTACAGTCGAGATGACCGTAGAACTTAACGGTTCCAGCAAGACATTTAAAAAGGTCTCTCGTCAGAACTACAATAAAAAAGGTGACTTCATAGGTAATGTTATTGACTATTATATCAATAATATCCCTAAAAAGAAGTGCGACTATGAAGAATTTATTGCAGAAAAATTGGTTCCTGTGAGCGAACTTTCGAACTTGATCAACGCCAAAACGCTCTTGTCAAAGAGTACTGCTGACTGCAGATCAATTTTAGAATCCACCTTTGGAACGTGTTCCAATGCAGAGGTTTGTGAACATTTTCCGGAGTTCTCCCCTCTTCTCCCATTGCTAGATGATGGCAGTGTTGATGAATTGAAGTCAAAATTTAACACTATGTTGAATGGCAGACGTGGAAGGAATGGTACTAAAGGACTGCTTGATATTCGCAAAGAGTTTCCAAGCCGCATTGATGAGGTGGAAAAGCAGAAAATTGTCATTGATGAAGGCTTGATAAACAGTCAAATTGCAGATATCGAAAGCAAAATCAAAGATAACCAGAGTAAACAAGCCGATGTGCAAAAGGCATTTGATGAGCAGCGTGCAATTCAGGCACAAATTTATAAGTTGAAGCAGGAGCAATTAAAGGCAGCTGATGACGCTAATGCTGAAAACAGGAAAAGAATTGCCGATTTAGATGCTCAGATTATGGCAGCAAAGGAAGAACTTTTCCTATCAAATAACAATTTAAACGCCAAGGAACATGAATTGTACCAGATTGACTCTGAAATTCGAGATCTTGAAACTAAGCGTTTGAAGCTTTCAAGTGACTGGAAAAGCAATAAAGATATGCAGTTTGATGAAAATTTGCTGATTTGCCCGTATTGCAAGCGTGAATACCCATCTGATCAGCAGGATGAAATGCGAAAGCATTTTGAAGAATCAAAGGAAGAAAAGTTGCAGGAAATCACAGACGATGGAATGAAATGTAAAGAAGTTATTGATGCTTTACGCGAAAAGTTCAATGCTGCAGGTGCAGAGCTTTCTACCCTTCGTGAAGAATCCAATAAAAAGTCAAGAGTTGTCGATGATTTAGTTGCCCAGAAAAAAGTTATATCCACTGTACCTCCAGCAGAGCCAGACGAGACAGCAAAAACCAGATCTGCAGAAATCAGAAAACTTGAAAGTCAGTTAGAATCAAATACTGCAAATACAACGTTTGCACAGCTCAAGGCAGAAGAAAATAATCTTCAACATCAGTTATCTAGTCTAAAAGCAGAACTTGCAAAAACTGAAATTAACGTTAAGATTGACGCAAGGGTTGCAGAACTTAACATCGAGCGCCGAAAGAATGAGCAGCTAATTGCAGATACACAGGCACAACTTGACTTGTTGAAACGCTTCAATATCCGCAAGCATGAGCTTTTAGAAAGCAAGGTAAACGAGTATTTAGAGTACTGCCAGGTGAAGTTTTTCAGACAGCTTGTGAATGGTGATCTGGAAGAAACGTGTGATTTCTGTGTAAACGGTGAACCATACGCTAGAAACCTTAATCACGGTGCAAAAATCTTAATCGAAATGGATGTCTGCAAAGCGTTTCAAAAAAAGTATGCTACTACCCTTCCTATCATCGTAGATGACTCGGAGTCTGTTGATGGCTGGAAAATACCAGATGTAGACAGGCAGCTTATTGTTCTCAAAAGAACTGATTCTAAAGAACTAACAATTAAGGAATCGTGATGTGATCCGTGAAATTACACAAACTTACCCAGTCTAAGCTTGATGATTACAAACTTAGAAGTAATTTCACGGAGGACGAAGAGATAACATTCGACATGTTGTCTAAAGGCAAATCTATCAGCGAAATAGCAACGCGGTTATCTGTGTCAACTAGGACGGTTGACCGCAGGATTGCCGATATAAAATCAAAAATCAACCAACTGTAAATAGTCCCCTGGTATTTATAATGCTAGGGGATTTTTGCAACATTATTTAACATTATTCTACAGTAAAGAAATGTCACGCGTATAACCTCGAAGATATTTTTTATAACTTTTTAGTTCTAACTATTGACTTTTTAGTTCTAACAATGTATCCTATAACTGAGAAAGGAAAAACATTATTTTACTGTAAAGAAATGTCAAATTAGGTTAAGAATTGTAAAATAATGTAATCACAAAGGAGGTTTCACCATGAAAGTAATATGCATTGCAAATCAAAAAGGTGGCATTGCAAAAACCACAACAGCCACTACACTTGCATCAATTTTAATGTCGCAAGGTAAGAAGGTCTTACTGGTTGACGCTGATCCGCAGGGTAACAGCACTGATACTTATAGAGCAGTATCCAAAGATACGGCAACTCTCTACGATGTTATTTTAGACATTGAAGATCCACTTCCAATTGCGGAAGCTATTCAAAGAACAGAAATAGGCGACATAGTTGCGTCCGATCCAGAGCTGAAAACAGCAGATCAAAGATTTCCAAGTGATGGGAATGAGTATTTTAGACTAAAAGATGCTCTTTCTGAATTAACTGGCTATGACTACGTTATTATTGATACAGCTCCGGCTGACAATAAATTGCTTAAAAACTGTTTGATTGCTTCTGACAAGGTCATCATTCCTGTCACTGCAGACCGTTATGCCATTCAAGGTCTGTCAGAACTGAATAGAACTATCACGGGCGTAAAGAAAAGAAATAATCCTAACCTAGAGGTTGCAGGACTCTTGTTGGTGAAATATAAGAGCCGTCAGCTCCTCGCCCAGGAAGTTAAAGCTTCTCTGGAAGAGATCGCCAAGCAGCTCAATACAAAGGTCTTTTGCACAACTATTCGTGAAAGTATTGCCGTGCAAAAGGCACAGGCAACTAGAACAACTCTCATGAATTTTGAACCGAAGTGCAACGCTGCCATTGACTATGTGCAGTTCGCAGAAGAACTAATTAAGGAGTGATTTGAGATGAGAAAGAAAGATAACACCACCACTACTTCTTTTGATGTGACAGCTGGTATTGATTTTTCAGATGCTAGCGAAACTGAAATTCCAAGCATCCAGCCGGCGGAAAAAAAATCAGTTTTTGTCTCCGCTCCGGTTGATCCGAACAGAGTGTATACGCCTGGATATAATCCAACTCCGAAGATTGGTCCAAATGGTGGATATGTAGGCCGCAGAGAAGTCCCTGCAGCTGAGCGCAAGATCCAATTCAGTGTATCATGCACTGAATCACAAAAGGCAGCTTTTTCAGAAGCCGCTCGTAAGTCAAGCCGCACCCTAGCAGGATTTGCTTGCTTTGCCATTGAGGAATACATGCGGACACATGATCTATAATTCTTTACATTATTTGACATTAAAAAAAGGTTTAATAAGGTAAAGAACTAGTTGACCACGAAAAAAAATCAGCCCAGCAAGGCAAATGAAAAATGCTGTGCTACCGGCAAAACGGGTGGTACAAGGCAAAACAAATTTTATGCTGACCTAGCGGCGAGACGGGGAGAAATGAGGTTTATTATGAGAGAAGATGCTTTTACTGTAAATGTGTTTGAGGAGTACCGAGAACATGACAAGTACACCAAAACTTGCGACGAGATAATCGCCGTAAGCAAGGCTGCAGAAACGGAGTCCGAGGTTATAGCGGCTCTCGAAAGTGTCAATGTTTTTTTCGATGGGTGGGGTCTCTGCTACGACTATCTATCAAAGAAACTCACGACAGACGCTTGCCGTAAGGCATATATGGAAAGCATAAATAAGAACCTGCCACGAAGGGATTTCCGAATGGATAGAGAAAAGTACCTTCAGAAGGCAGGTTTCGCCTGCTGGTTGTGATTGTGACTGAAAGATTATAAAAAACTCAGCAAGGCAAATAAAAAATGTGTCTAACGGGGCGCAGAAAGAGGACTATTATGGAAAAGAGATACTTTTATCCAGCCACATTAAAAAACTGTGGTAATTGCTACCATTTGGAGTTCGTGGATTTTCCAGACGCAACTCCAGTAGAAGAGATTAGACTGGAAGAAGTGCTGAAGTCAGCAAAGGATGTGCTTGCCTTGAATATTTGACTATATGGCAGAAAACGGCGGAAAAGTGCCACGCCCGTCATTTGAGCGTGGTAACGTAACTATTGGCACGACACTTGAAGATGTGAAAACTTTCATGACTTTCTAGGGAAGTGAGGGATATGGAAAGAAAGCACACGGAACCGTATAGAGCAGATGTCTTTTTTGAACATCCGGGCAAGAAAGCATACTATTTTGATAACTACGCTGAGGCGATAGCATTTGCTAAAGTAAAAGAGGAAGTAAAAATAAATAAGAACTAAAAACTTATTAAAGGAAGGAGGTATTTTGTGGAACAAGTAAACTTGATACCGTTTTACGCTTGCGCTATCGCGTTTGCACGCCATATACGATTAGATTTAGAAAGCGAATATAGCAAGAATGCTGTAGCTTATTATAATGCTGCAAAGCAGAGCGAATATTACAATACTTTATTTTCGGAAGAGCTGTCTTTGCAAACAGAAGAAGCTTATAAAAAAGCACTTGGAATCGTCGAATATAGCTACACAGAAGATGAACAAGCACAGACTTCTTTGGATATTCTTTTCAAAAAGGGATACAGAAAGCTATACAACATTTTTAAAAGGCTTCCAAAAGACAAACCGCTTCATTTTGATAGTGTAATCGGAGAAGTCATTTATGCAAAGCTTGCAAAGTCAGATCATGTTTCGGACGATAATTTTAATGGCCATTTATTTGCAGGCTATTACTTTTTAAATATGTGGCCGCAAGAGTTAGTGCAAGAACGTAAAAAATGTGATGAATTACTTTGCTTTATTGCAAACTACGGATACAATCCAGAACGCAGAATGCAAAAAGGCTTAAAGAAATATGACTGTGCTTTTCAGGAAAGAGCAAAATCATACATTAGTCAACTTCCAAAAGATTTATTTAAGCAGATCCAGTTAGCGCCAAAAGATGAGGAATTTGGATACACTACAGTGTTTGACATTGAGTCACTTTCAAGCGTTTCTATTTTTTCTGAATTACAGTTCACACATGAAGATCTGGAAGCACTAGCAATTGCTTATACGCACGGAAAAAGAGGAGGAATACGTGAGGATTTCCTGACTTATGCAAAATATACGAGCTATATATTAGCTATGTGTAAGGCATATAAGCAGTCTAAAGAATACTACTTCCAACACAATCGCGAAGACGTGTATATTGAAGTAGAGAGCATTAAAAATGAATTGCTTCAAGCCAAATCTGCATTATCTGAATCTCAGGAACGCAGGATGTCTGAACAAAAAGCTTGTACTGAGCAGGTTCAGCGCTTATCTGATGAGATAAATCTACTCAAGCAGAAGAATGATGCACTAAAATCCGAACTGCAAAAGGTAGCGGGTGAACGTAGGGAACTTTATGCTTTACGAGAGCATATGTTTTCACTGGAATCTGATTCGGAAACCGAAATTGCAAATAAGCTATCTAAAGAGCAAATTCAGCAATTAAAAAACATTAGTGGTACAATTGTTGGAGGGCATCCAAACTTGATAAAGAAGCTTAAAACTTATCTTCCGGATTGGCAATATATCAGTGCAGGAAATGTCAGCACTGTGCGCAACGCTGCATTAAAAAAATCTGACTTTGTGTTCTTCGTAACTGCTCACCTGAGCCACAAACTGTATTATGCCATGATTGCACAGGCTCAAGATTGGAATGCAAAAATCGGATATTTGAGCCGTATAAATATAGATTATGCATTGCAAGAAATATATATATTAGTAAATAGCAGTATTTAACCTTATTTGACATTATTTTAGTGTAAAGAACTGTTAAATAAAGTAAAGAACTGCAGAAAGAAGGATATATATGAAGAAAGAATTTAATTTGCTTGATGAAAACTGGGTGCGTGTATTACTTCCAAATTATACTGTTAAAGAAGTTTCACTTAAAGAAGTTTTCACCCACAGTAACGAATACATGGATTTGGCAGGTGAAACAGATACTCAAAATGTCGCAATGATACGGCTACTTCTTGCAATTGTTCATTCTGGATTTGTAAGATTTGACTCAAACGGTGATGAGATTCCGCTTTTGAATAGGGATGAAGCAATCAGTCGTTGGAAAAGCTATTGGAGTCTCGGACATTTTCCAGAAGCATTTTTAAAATATTTAGAGGAATGTAGAGAACGTTTCTGGCTTTTTCACCCTGATGCTCCATTCTATCAGGCAAACGAAGCTAAAAAAGGAACTGCTTTTGGTGCTGCAAAGTTAAACGGGGAAATTTCTGAAAGCAACAACAAGGTACGAATTTTTGCAGCAAGAAGTGGAGAAGCAAAAATGCAACTAACATATGCAGAAGCGGCTAGATGGCTTCTTTTTATCAACGGGTATGACGATGTTTCTGTAAAGCCAAGTAGGGCAGGTTTGCCGTCAATCAGTATTGGATGGTTGGGGCAAAATACTATTGTTTACGCAATCGGGCGAAATCTTTTTGAAACACTTATGATGAACCTAGTTCCTTTACAGAATGGTAATGGGGAATTGTGGCCTAAGCCTTGCCCGATATGGGAATGCTCGCCACGATCCGATGAGCGCAAAAAGATTGATCCACCTTCTAACCCAGTGGAATTATTCACGCACCAATCGCGCAGGATATTTCTCAAGCGTGAAAATGGGGTCATAACCGGATTTAATGCATTGGGTGGGGAGTTTTTTGATAAAGAACGTGTTGTAGCTGAAACCATGGCACTTTACATTTTAAATAGTAACAGCGCTAAACCACTTCGCTTATTTAACGATGTTCCATTGTGGCAACTACTCGACAAGATACTTTACAGCAATCAAGACACTGTTACATGGTTGCGCTTAATCGGAATTAGCAACGCAGGCTTTCAAACTTGTGGAATGATGTATGACTCTAAGGCAATGAAGTTTGTTGATGAATGTTCAAAAAGATTTACAGCAAATCTCGATCCTAACTTTGCAGATTACATATCTGTTGGCATTGAGCTGTGCCGTTATATCACAAATGAAATTGGCGTATTGTCATACAACATTCAGTTGGCTAGTGGCAAGCAAAATCCAACTGAACTTAAAAAATATGAGTTTTCTAGTGACCTGGATTTGATTTGGGCCAGATTTCTTTCGTCAAATGCCGCCGAATTTAAAATTTTCCAAAAACTAGTTAAGCGGTCTGCATTGAGCTTTTCCAAATCTTTAATTGATAATGCATCCCCGACATCATTTAGAGGTCGAATAGTTACGGTGAATGGCAAGGAAAAGTATTATTGCACAGCAAAGGCTTATAATTCTTTTTTATATTATTTCAACCGATTGATTCCAGAAGAATCTAATGACCTTGAGGCTGTAAAAGAACATTTGATTTCTTACAAGGCAGATCTTAAACCGAAGGAGGAATGTGAGTAAATGGAAAGCAAAAACACATTTTCAAACATTGTAAAAACGATAATGTTTAAAAAAGAGATGGACGGAGTTCAGCTTGCAAAACTATTAGGATGCTCTCAGTCCAATGTGTCCAAAAAGCTTAGATTAAATAATTTTAGAGAAAGTGATATACGTCAGATATCTGAAGCATTAGGATATGACGTTTCTATCAAACTCACATCAAAGGACACCGGAGAGGAATTGCAGATGTTGTAATAGTGTATTTTACATTTATTTACAGTATTTAACTTTATTTAACAATATTTGACATTTATTTACAGTAAAATATTCTTTGAAAGAGTTGTCAGTTTATATGGCAGCTCTTTTTGTCGTTAATATGTCGTATCCCTGTCGTTTTTACATCTTATTTTTATGGCACAATACAATCAGAATAAGAGGAAGGAAGGTGTGAATGATGTTTCCTGAATCATTTTTGACTAAAATATTTGAAAGACCAGATGTATGTATGATTCCAATGCAGTATCAATCAGCAATGATTCAAGCTATTGGAGAGGTCCTTGACGAGGAAGGAGTGATAATCGACGATGCCGATACCAAATCAGATGTATCAACCGTACAGCCAACAGACAATGTATGGCCAATATAATAGTTATTACCCGTATCAATATCAGCAGCCACGTTATGATCTGCAGCAAAACCAGCCGCTTTTTAATCAACAGCAAAGCATTCAGCCACAGCAGCAGGCTGGATTGAACGGAAAGGTCGTACAAGCTGTCGAACAAATTACTGCGAACGATGTACCTATGGACGGTTCAGTTGCCGTATTCCCAAAGCAAGACATGTCGGAGATCTATGCAAAATCATGGAATGCAGATGGGACCATTAGAACGATTGTGTATAAGCCATACACAGCTTCGCAACCAGATATGGCGAATAGTTCAGCTGACATGTCCAAAATGAAAATGGGGCTATCTGACGAGGCTACAGAGGCATTTATGGCAAGATTTGATAGCCTCGAAAAGAAGTTTGATGAACTGATGCCTAAAATAGTGCCTAAAAGGTCCGGAGGCTTAAAGAAGGAGGCAAATGAGAATGAATAATCCATTTCAGCTATTTCAAGCCATGAGGAATCCACAGCAGTTTTTGCAGCAGATGGCTGGAAACAGCCAAGCCATGAGCAATCCTATTTTAAAAAATGCTATGGATATGGCAAATAAAGGTGATACAAAGGGTGTAGAACAATTAGCTCGCAACCTTTGCAAAGAGAAAGGGATAAATGTTGATGATGCAGTTCGCCAGATAAAAAATCAATTTGGAATGCAATAAAAACATGATACTAATTCTTGCGCAAGATTATGTATATAAAAAATATTACGGAGGTAAATAGTATGTTTAACTCAGGAAACTGTAGTGTACCATTAGTGGCTAGCATTGATGGTAACGGTAACAACAGCGGTGGCTGGGGCAACGACGGTTGGGGATGGATCTGGATCATTTTGATTTTTGCCATTTTCGGCTGGGGTAATGGCTTCGGCGGTTGGGGCAATAACGGTGGTGGCATGGGTTCTACCGCGGCAGCCTACACAGATAGCGCAATTCAGCGTGGTTTTGATCACCAAGCGATCGTTGGAAAGTTAGACGGAATCAACAATGGTATTTGTGATGGATTCTACGCAGTTAACAATAGCATGTTAACCGGATTTAATGGAATCAACACAAACATCATGCAGACTGGATATGGCATTCAGCAGGCTATCAACGCTGATACCGTAGCTAATATGCAAAATACAAATGCTCTGCAGGCACAGTTAGCTAACTGCTGCTGCGAGACACGCGAAGCTATTCAGGGTGTAAATTACAATATGGCAACCAACACTTGCGCGTTGCAGAACACTATGAACAACAACACCAGAGATATTATTGACAACCAAAATGCAGGTGTGAGAAGCATCCTTGACTACCTTTGCCAGGACAAGATTGCTACATTGCAGGCTGAGAACAATGATCTTCGCAGAGCTGCTTCACAGGATCGCCAGAGTGCACTGCTCACCACAGCAATGGCTGCGCAGACCAATCAGATTATTGACGCTGTAAGACCTACTCCAGTACCGTCTTTCCCGGCATCTAATCTCTATGGCTATGCTTACGGATGCGGATGCAATAGTGGTTGCAACTGCTGACAAAATTAAATATCGGTATCTTAACCAAAACGGTTATGTCTGCTAACTAATGCAGTATTACTATCAGCAAAGGGGCAGACTCAAAATAGAGCCTGTCCCTTATTTTAAGGAGGTATCAAATGGCAGAATATGTTGCAGTCGCAACACAGGAAGTTGCGGCAAATGAAAATGTAACTTTTACAAACACATCTGTTAAGGGTTCAAACTGCATACAGCACCGTGAAGGCAGTGGGATCATTACTCTTAGAGGTCTTACGAATCAGTGCCAGGCACGGTTTTTTGTAAACTTCTCCGCAAATATAGCTCTTCCAGCCGGTGGAACTGCGGCTCCTATATCATTAGCCGTTGCTATCAGCGGTGAGCCAGTGCCTGCTTCCAAAATGATTTCAACACCAGCTGCAGTATCTCAATTTAACAATGTATCCTCAGGCATTTTTATCAGTGTTCCACGTGGCTGCTGCGTAAATATTGCAGTTGAGAATACAAGTGGCGTTGCTATTGAAGTCGCTAACGCAAACCTTGTAGTGAATAGAGTTGCTTGATTGGAGGTAGACTATGCATAAGTGGGCTAAAGAGATTTTAGAATGTGTCAAAGAAAAAGCCAAAGCTATCGGAATTGATAATTTCGAAGGTCAGAATCTTGATGATTTAAAAGACTGGACTGAAATCGTTAAGAACATTGCTTGCTTTGACAAAGACTATCGCATCGTTGAGGCAATGGATAGATTGGAAAACGATGACGAAATCATGGAAATGGTTGAGCAATACGGTGATTACCCGTCACGCCGCTATTACGACCGCTACAGATATGCTAACGGCAGATTCGCCCCAAAGGGTAGAGGTACAAGAACCATAGGTAGACGTGGTTATGACGAGCCACCTTATTGGCACATGACACCAGAAATGTATTATGAATGGGCTGATATGCCAGAAGAAGAGCGTATGCGTGATCTTGATAGACTCCGCTTTGGGCGCATGTACTACTCTGACCCACGTAGAGGCTCCCAAATGCCGTCAGATGGTAGAAACGTAGAAGATATGGGAATGAAGTCAGAAAGCCGATATGACCGTGCTAGAAGGTCATACAGTGAGACTAAGGACATGCACAAAGCTAACACTAAAGAAGATAATGACGCAAACATGCGAGGGCTTGAGTCCTTGCTGGCCGTCATTGACGAAGATCTTAAAGAGATCATGCCAGGGCTTTCAGCTTCCGAAAAAACAATGATGAAAACCAAGATGACAAACTGGGTACAGCGTATATAATCAATGGTACAGCCGGGGGCAGATGCTCCCGGTTTTATTTCAATTGCGCACTTGTTATAAATGTGCTATAATGGGGGTATCAAATGTTTTTTACAGTAAATAACAACACTTGGCAAGTTTGCTTTGTAAATCCTGGTGATCCACAGTTGCAGCGCAGTGATGGAACATATACTCTCGGTGTAACCGACAACAATTTAAAGACTGTCTTTATGTGCAATGATCTGCCAAGCCAGATGATCGATAAAGTGCTATGCCATGAGCTGACACACGTTCATGCAATGGAATATGGATACTCTATCCCGATTGAAACAGAGGAAATTGTCGCAGACTTTATAAGTCTTTTTGGCAGGAGTATAGTAAATGTTGCAGACGAACTTATATATCAGCTTTTAGGAAACAATACAACTAGGTACTGTGCATAAAATAAAGATCACAGTACACGCACAACTTTAGGCAATGTGCCAGAAAGGAAGGCAGATGTACACAAAGATTCACACGCAAAAAGACGTTCTCCGTGAGCGATATCTTTATCAATCCGAACTTACTCCACTGGGATTTCCAAAACTGCTCCCAGTACACGCTTCTCTGAGTGGGCTTAATGCAGTATCATTTTGTGAGGCGGTGAAAGAAAAAAATCCGAAGAAGGCGCTTTGCCACTTTTTTATTGATGATGCACGGTTCGAACCATTATGGAATCAACCGCAAAAGTATCTTCCGATGCTTGAAAATTTCAAATATGTCTGTGCTCCTGACTTCTCATTCTATGATTCTATGCCAAAGGTCATGCAGCTGCATCAAGTGTACAGAAGCCGCGCCCTTGCATGGTGGCTATTTATGAACGGCTGTAACGTCATTCCAACTGTAGGTTGGGGAAACACAGAGACGTTTGAGTTTTGTTTTGAAGGGCTACCAGAAGAGAGCACGCTGGCAGTCAGCACAAACGGCTGCTTTACCGATCAAGGCAAGGAGTGTTATCGACAGGGCTTCAAAGAAATGTGCTCCCGACTCCATCCCACAGAAATTTTAGTCGTTGGACGTCCAATTGATGTGGATGCAGATGTAAAGATCACGTATCAAGAATCATTTGGACAGCAGCTTACAAGAAAGTTGAGGGGATGATATGGGCAGTAGAAGTGGAAAAAAACACGAAATCAGCATAATAACCTATGTTGGCAGTTTGAAGCGCATCAGAACAGAGGAAACTGTCGGAAACATCACGGTCATAAGAACCGAATATAAACAGCAGAGACAGAAGCAGCGTCGTAAGAAAAGCCGATAGATTTTGACATTATTTTACTGTAAAATAATGTATAGTAATGTAAAGTAATGTAAAATACTGTCAAGAACTGTAAAATAGTAGGGATAGATTTGATTCTATCCCTACTTTTTAGCTATACTTTAATATTATATCTTTTATTTTTGCATATACCATTTAAATGGATACGCAATTTCGCTTTCTTGTGCCTCTTCTGCGTTTTTGTGGAGCTGTATCAAGTTATCCACTGTGTCGTCGATCACAAAACCATCTGCTATTTTCCCAAATTTATATCCGCGACAAATTTTTATTCTATAATTTTTATCTATCCTTGCTAATGTTTCCCATGCTTTTAACTCTTCGGCAGGCATTTGTGCTAAGTATTCTTCCTCACAATGACACGTAAATTCTATTATTGTCATCATCAAGTTTATTGTACGTTCTATATCTCTTTCTTTTTCCGTTTTTTCATCTCCATCATCGTCAACAAGTTTTTCATATAATTCTTCTGCAAAATCCGGAATATACCCTTTATCTTCTAAATAGTTTTTATCAACAGAATCAAAAAATTCTTTACCTGGAATAGGCTCTTCGTTTTCTGGATAGACTTTATCAACAAAATCAAAAAACTCTTCAACTACAATTTTAACTGCCTTTTTCAGAGCTTCGTTTTCCAAAGAAATATAATTGCTGTACAAATCGCATGTTCTATCCAGCAACCATCCCCATTCTTCGTGCCCTCTCGGCCAATCATTTTTGGCAAGTGGCTTGCACTGCGTTACTGCTTCAATTACTCGTTTCATTTTTTCTTCATTCATTCTTGTTTTCCTGTTCCTTTCTTTTTATTAAAAATTCGTGACTTTAGCCAGAAGTTTTTGACTACGCTCTAATATCATGTACAACTGGTGAAAGATCCTGGACTCTGCTTCCTATTGCTATAGGTGGCAACCATCTGATCACAAGTTTTCTGTTTCCTGCCTTTTCACTCCCTATCCAGAAATGATGCCAGTGTGCGCGGCGTACATGCGGAGTCTTTTTGCTTCCTGCGGCAGAGGGTAGTGTATCAATGTTTTGTTCATTTGCTTCTGTCTTGTTCTTGTATACATTGATTTCCCTAACGTTCCTTATTTCAGCTCCCACACGGTATCCTGCATCCAATACCTTGGGAATCTCCTTTGCACCAGAACGAACATATTTCTTTCTTGCTTTCTTGTTTTCTTCATTCTCGACAATATCTACATTCTGTGACAGTATAAACAGAATCATTTGTATTGTGCTTTGAAATATTTCGCGATCTTTTCTATATGTTTCTTCAAATTTCTCCGAAAACTCCGGCAGCCCCATTCTTTTATAGTTATCAATTCCACTGGAAATTGTATGGTCTATGCATTTTTGTAATTTATCAGACGATAAGGTTAAAAAATAGCTCCTTGATTCAATTCTGTTTTCATCGTCATTAAAGAAAAGTCTTTCAATCCTTAATTCATATAATTTAAATTCAAAATCATAATTCAAATATGTAAACCTTGATTCATCACCAACTTGAAGGCATAAACATTTATATGGCAAATGAAGTAACATGTTTACCGGAACTTTTTCTATTCCTTCTGTTTCTCTTAATTCACTATAAAAATCTTCGTCAAAGCGATAAATTACTTTTGATAAATCCCATGTTGCCACTGCTGAAATCAATCCTGCAGTGGCATTTCTAAGCCTTTTGAAATACTTCGCATCTGGCTCCCCCATGCGTGCTTTTTTGATTTCTAGCAGTATTTTATCATTAGGACAGTACACAATATTTTCGTCCCATTTTGCGCCTTGAGCTTTAAAATCCTCAATCGCAGCTTTTGCTTGATCAGCCAAATCAGGTTCAGCCTTTAAGAATCCTTTGTACAGTTCTAGTGCCAGGATTCGTTTATTCTCAACTTTTTTCTTTCTCTTCGCCATTTTGTCTCCTATTTTCTTCCAACGCCATTTTAACATCCTCTTCGGTCTTTTCAACTGGTAACTCTTCCAATCGCCAGCCCTTATAAGTATACACTGGCCTAGATCTCCGTGAAGACACACCACGTAAACTACTTGCAATTGCAGTAAAACCACCACGCACGCGTCCAGCTGCAATATTTTCTGGTACATCTTCATCAAAGAACCTTCGGCAATTTCTTCTAGCCCAATCCTTCAACGATACTGCTATATAACAATTTCCTAGAGGATCAATTAAAATCCACTTTTTAGCAGTTCTGTTTTGTGGTCCCGGTTGTCCTTCTGGCAAAGCATGAGCCACTTTAGTTGCTTCTTTTGCAAATCGTTCGCGAGCCGCTTTTACTAATTGACTTTTCTTTTGAGCTTCAATTAGAGCAGGCGGCATAGGTGTCCCCTTTGGCGTACACAAGCCGTGTTTCTTTCTTAATTGTGCCGCACATTTAGCAGAACAACATTGTTTTGTATCACTCGGATGCCAAATAAATGGCTTTCCACATATTACACAGTTGTGGTATTTACGCTTTCTTATGCATCCACATGTTACACATCTGTAAAAGTGAGATGCCTGCATTTCTTTTATATTTCCGCATTTTAAGCATTTCACTTTCCAAAGGCTTATTCTTTTTCCGGTGTTAGGACTAGCGTATTTATTTTCGGAAGCTCCCAGCACCACCAAATCTCCATGCCGTTCGCCTGTTAAATCTTTCTTTGCCATTGCCAACTCCTTTTTCCTGTCAATATGCACTATTGCAAAATAACAGTACATATGCGTGTTTCAAATATTATACAAAAAGTTCTTGACGTTTTCAAGCCATTATGCTATTTTAAAAATGAAGAGGATGCTTCTTCCGGCTTCGGTCGTTATTCACAGGCAGCAAACCGTCTGTGTGGATTGAAATGAAATTATAATTGTACGCGCAAGTACAGAGGAGCGGCAAGCGTTACGCTTGCTGTTTTTTCATTCCTTAACGATTACGTTGACCGCAACAATACCACCCTTCTTAATCTGCTTAAACATGTTTTATATCTTCCTATCAAATACTGCCATAGTACAGTGCAACCGCCATGCTGCCGAAAATCAACGCGCCAAGTAACAAGTCACCAATGCCCTTTGCTACTGCATCAAGCATTTCTTCATGTTTTTTCAATCATTGCCTCGAATCCTCTTGACTTTTGACAGAGAATAGCACGCTCTTCACTACTGCGCACCTTCTTAATCTGCAGGTTTGGTTCCCAGATTACCCTCATCTTATCACCTCTTTCCGTTTCACGCAACCTTTTCGATAGTAACAACCGCTAATGTCGGCGCTTCGTATCTGAAAAAATCGGCTGCATTTTTAAACTGTGAATCCATCACTGGGATATATTCGTCTGGGTAAATATGAGCCGTAGAAAACTGAATGCAGCCCGGATTCTTTACGGATGCGTGCAGTATGCGCTGCTCTGTGTATGCCTTGCCGCCAATTTCGTGCTGCACTTCCCAGTGTGCCACCACACCTGGAGCCTTTACCGCCTCGAATACTCGCGCCCATGACACAAGGGCCACAGCGTCAAGGCTTGCAATTTCTTGCACCAGCTTTTCCCACTCCTCGCCGTGAACCTTAAAAAGCTTTATATGCAGCTCTCGTGGTGCTGCGTTGATAGATACCGTCTGTAAAATCATCGTTTTAACCTCTCTTTCTTTTTTCTTTACTCCCGATCAGGGAGAAGAGCAGCGCTCGGAATCGAACCGAGTCCCCCGAAGCATAACGGGGTAAACTGCACCAGCAGCCGCGCCACAGTCAACAATTTCCGTTTAAAATCTCTCTTGCTTCGTGCGTGTAACTTTCAACGCACTTCTTTGTCTCGTTCCATTTGTAGTAACTTGGGTGGTCCTCGGCTTCGCCATCAACAAATGTCAGCATCATTACTTCCTCGTTCGGGTACAGTTTGGCCAAAGCTATAGCAGCTCTAGCGCCGTCTTTCCAAGTGTTGTACCAGTCGGCGAAATTATCAGCACCGCCGCCCCAGGAAGCTGTTTGAGCCTCGGCAGAGGCCGTATAAACGGCATAGCAACGCGGATATTTACAAATTCTTTGCTTTCTCTTCATTATTTATATACCTTCCTTTGTCTTTATTTTTCCCAATAGTGGCGCTCAATGTCTTTTTCAAAAATAACGCCTACTTTTTCTTTTCGAAGCTTTTCAAAGTGCTCTATAGCTTTTTTCCGTTCTTTCCCCTCGTATCGTATGGTTTCGGTTAATTCCTCGTGGCCGTCCAGCAAATTTACCGTGTAAAACTGGATGAGGTAGAACACTTTTTCTTTGTACCTTCTTTCGCGGTATAATTTAATTTTTTGCTTAGTCGGCGCGGTTGTAATGTAGTTGTATCTTTCAGCTAACGCGATGCGATAAGCTTTTAATTCTTCCATAGCTTCTTCTAAGCTTTCAAGCTCCTTTTCCGCGTGTTTGAAGCTGTTTAATATGTCTTTTTCTGTGTGCAGCGTTTCCGGGTGCCTCTCGTAAATATATATTTTTTGATCACTTGTATCTTTTGCAACGTATCCATACCGCGTAAATAATTTATCAAGCAAATGCTTGTTCTTATTTGCGCAGGTGTCGCGCTCTGGACACCTGCAGCAATTCTTTTCACATCCTGTCATGCCGTCTTACCTCCTAGAATCTCTGTTGGATCAGTTCGGAAGATAAACGCATGTTTGAATTTGCTATAATATCCACCGTGGCTTTTCATCTTTTCGCTCTCTGCAATATACTGTTCTTTGCTCAGGCTCTCAGAAACTCTTACAAGCCACAGAACAGAACCATCACGGGTATCTTCTCCGCGTGTAATTTTATACGTATATTTTGCTTCCTTGGCTTTTTCCTCAACCTGTTCTGTCTTTTCTTCCTTTTTTGGTTTTTCGCTTGCCTTTGGCTTAACTTCCTTTTTCTGATTTTTGATTCTTGGTGTCTTAGGCACGATTTTTACATATTTTCCATGCTCTTGACAGCAACCAAAATAGTAGAAGTTAACGTCAAAATAGTCTATCATTCCGTCACAGTCGTTATAATTATAAGAATTAACAAAAGCATCAACATCATCAATTACCGCTTTTGTAATATCATTCAAAACATTTTTTCCGGAACTTTCAGATTCTTCAATAACTTTTCTTTTTTCTTCTTTTGAAGCATTTAAAAATTTTAAACGTTCATCAATTACATAATCCCACGGATAAAGGCATTTGGAAATTTTTGAAAAATCATCGCTTGTAAGTTCGTCAAACGGCTTGTAAATTTCAATAGGGCTTTCCAAAATGTCAACGTGCAATTCCTGGCACATAGACGCGTAAGAAGTGCGCACGCTAAACTTGTAAAGCGGATATTTTTCCTTAATATATGTACGGACAATTTTTGCAATTTCTTTCAGTGAAAGATTACCATTATAGTTACTTCCGGCCCAGCCATAATCTGTATAAAATTCAAAACGGGTACCTTCTGCAGTTTCTGTTACCTTTTCGCCAGTTTCCTTTTCTTCCTTATCTTTCCAGATTGCAAAAAGAGCGTCATATTCAGCGTTAATTTCCTTCATAACCTCGGCGTCTCCGCCGTTATCTGGATGATTTGCTTTTAAAAGGGTCTTAAATTGTGATTTAAGATCACTATACGACTTTACTTTTTTAAAATATTTAGCCATTGTTTCTAACCTCCATTTTTTCTTTATAAACGCAGCCGCTGTAAATCTTATTTTTTTCTCCTCTACATCCATTCAAAAATTTCTTGCAGTTATAGCACATGCTATTGTACTCTTGATTGTCAATCTTCTTTGCCACCTCTGGGATTTTCTCCGCCTCATCCTGCGATGTTTCTTCTTCGCCTGCAGTTTCGTTTGTTTCGCATCTGTCAGTGTAGTCCTCACTATCCTCTGATGTTGTTTTAACATCTAAATAATTGTTGTCAATCCATGCCACTACACTTTCAATTAACGCTTTCTGTGTCTTTACTGTTCTTGACATTGTTGATGTACCACAACATGATGTTTCAAGTGCTACGTCATATGAATTGTTTGCGAAGTAATAAATTACAAACATGTTATAATAATTTACATCATCGACATAGATTCTATAAGACTGATAATCTGAACCAGCAAACATGATAGAAGCATCAAATGTTTCTACCATAGTGCCATTAGTTGCTGATAATAAAGACTTCTTGAACGCTTCAAAATTTTTAATAGTTGTCATCTTTTTACCTTTCTTCAAGTCTTTCCTTGATGTCTTTGTTTTCCTTGTTTCTGACTGTATTATATAACAACGTACGTGTGCATTCAATAGTAATTCTGTATAAATGTACGTGTATATTTTTGTGCATTATGTACGTGTATATTTTTATTTTTATAGTGTATAATCATGTTAGAGGTGGAAAAGGGGCCTCTATAATATGTGGAAAGGAAAGAAAAACCTATGGCAATATCAGATGCACACAAGCAAGCTACTATAAGATATGCAAGCAAGACTTATAAGCGTGTGCCGCTCGATTTGCGGCACGAAGATTACACCAGACTACAAGAGGCTGCAGCAGCTGCAAGTCTATCAGTCAATGGCTACATAAAAGCCGCGATAGCTGAAAAAATCAGCCGCGATAGCATCCGATCAGCGGCACCAGATACAGAAGGACCTGCAGCACCTGTGACAGAGCCGGAGCCGTCCAGCCAGAAGATCAAGAGCCATACGCCAGACCCGGAAGCGGTAGACCTGCAAAAACTCCTGACTGATGCACGGTATCAGCTTGATATCATGGATATATACGGCCAGGAGCAGACACAACGGCTACTTGATCAAGCACGAAGCAAATAAAAAAAGGTGGGCATTTTCGCCCACCTTATTTTTTTAAATGAAATAATATTTTCTTACTGTTTTTTCCGTTCTGTTAGGGCTGATACTTAGTAACTCGTCCGGAAGATATCCGGCCTTTGTATAGCCACAACTTACTTTTTCGTATCCGCCTAAGTCTTTAAAAAATTGTACTGCATCAAATACATTAAAAACATAAGTTGCCGGTACTTCTTTTTCTTCTTTTTTCACTTCAACCCAACGCGTGCCGTGCTTAGCATAGGTTGTTTTTTTCTTCTAAAATCTTGCCACCAAAATCCTGGAGACTAGAAATATTTGGATATTTCTTAAAAAGCTTTCTGTAAGTTTTTGCTAACTCTGAATATAACATTGTTTTTTCCCTTTGCTTGATGTATAATCAAGCTACCTTTCTTTTTTTTGATTGGTGCCGGTTGCGTTTGCTTGGTAGGTAGTGCAACCGGCTTTTTTTGTTTACACCCTTATTATATCACTTTTGAAAGTTATGTCAAGACTTTTTATAACTTTTTTTCGTTATATTTTTTCTTGACTTTTTGCCGTTAAAAAGTTACTATATATATGTAGCGATACACCAAGCACGAAAGGAGAGTACTACAAGTATGATAAAGTTTAAATTTGACGTAGCCGGCGCACTGGCTACCGCAGGCGTTACAGCCTACACAGCGCAGAAAAGCGGCATTTTGTCGCAGGATACATGGCGAAAGATCAAGGCAGGGGATACGCATATAAGCCTTGAGGCTATCAATCGTATATGCTGCATTTTGCACATGCAGCCGGAGCATCTTATATACTATGCACCCGACCAAGCCGAAGAAGAAAAAATTTTAAAAAACTTTCAAAAAAAGTCTTGACATAGTAACTTTTTTAAGTTATACTAAAGGCACAAAGAGAGAAAGGAAGCCCCAAAGGGCAAAGGTAAAAAGATATGAAGAAGGAGCAGTATACAACAAAATTTTATGAGGACAACGGTGGCGGTATCCAGGCAGTGACACGCGATGAAAGCGGCAAGGTTGTAAACGTTCTCAGCGGTTTCGAGGCTGACCCAGGAACAGGGCTGTCAGTTCTGGCAGCAGCTCGCGAAAACTGGCCATATGCAGACCCGTTCGAGTCTTACCAGTGGGGCGGAAAGACTATGGAAGAAGTAGCAGAAGAGCTTGAGAAGATGGAGTATCACCCGGAAAATGGCGATTTAATTGCAGAGACGAAGGCAACACCAGACCACTACACAGACGCCCAGTATATCGAGCGTGTTGAGTTTAACTGGAGCCACATGGGTGCAGCAGGGCATGAACTTTTTAAAGATTTAGACGTGCCGGAGGCTGTAGCATATCGCATCAAGTCTAGCAGAGAGTGGAACCCGGACGACTGCCGCCACCTGTGTGAGCTGGCTGACATGGTGGATGAGTACGAAAGCGCCGACAGTGATACCGTAGAGGACGTAGTAAGCGCAGCAGCTGACAAGCTCGGCGTTGAGATTTTTTGAGAGGAGGCAGCTACATGAGTTACAACAAGTTATCAATTTTAAAACCAGGGCAGACTTTTAGTATCGGAGACGCTGTTTTTATTTTACTTGAGCACGGCAAGGACACTACAAAAGCATTAGTTGTTGAGAATGCTTGGACTGGTCAACCGGTTGGAATTGAGCAGCCGTTTGACGCGCACGAATCTAATTATAAACTTTCCGAGCTTAGAAGAGATATAGAGTCAGAAGACTATCAGGGATGGCTTGAAAATGAAGTAGGAGCCGAGAACCTAGTAGAACACACCGTAAGTTTAACGACGGTAGACGGCCAGAACGACTACGGAGAGCTGACTTGCAAGGTTCGCCCAATCACTTTTGACGAGGCCAGAAAGTATAACAACTTGATTTCGGATGCTGATGACGACAGCGGTTATACAGCAGGCTACTGGACTTGTACAGCGTGGAGCGTACCACAACGCACCGGATGGGAAACAGGCAACTTTGTTGTATATGTTACCTATAACGGCATGATAGAACGAAATAACCCTCATTGGGGCTATGATGTGCGCTTAGTATGCGTCCTTAAATCTGATATTAACGCACGGGTTGACTAACCAAAAGCACCCGCCCCGGAGGTTACGAGGGCAGAAAGGCGAAGACATGAAGCGATATTATAAAGTCTATGCTCAGGGAGTTGAAGAGTTACACCCGGTGCAAAGACTCAGCAAGCCAAAGCTTAATGATGCATTGTGGGAGGCTATTGACTATCAGGCATGTAATTTTTTAGATGATCGCTATAGCGGGACGTTCTCAGGGCTTCCAGAAGCTGAAGCCATTAAGGAAGAAGTAGAGCACATTAAAGCAGATCTGGAAAACGAAGAGATCACAGATTCGGAAGCCGATGACGCTATCTCAGAAAAGGAAGAAGCTTTACACAATCTGGCCTATGATCTATGGGACAAGGGCGAAGAAATTGGTTGCGGAGACTGGGGACTTGTGCAAGTCGACGAAGACGACGAGGAGCCAAGCAGGCCATGTAAATGGCTGTAAAAGACAACCTGCCCGGCAAGGTTAGAGCCGGGAGAAAGAAGTTTTATGCAAACGGTTAAAATTTTTAGAGTGTATGGAGCCGAGGGACACCGCCAGCGCGAAAGCTTTTATCGCTCCTATGTATCCGATATATCACGCCCAAATTCTCCGCGCTCCATCGAGGTGCGGAACAGTGACAAGACAGGGACCAATGATTTTTCTATTTTGCAGATCGTTGGAGAATCAGACATTGATTGTTACACTGAATTACAATTACAACTGTCAACTGGAGCTTTTGAGTGCTCGAAAGTAGGCGATGTATACGAGATTCTAGCCGATGGCCTCGCCGTAAAGATGGGAGCAACAGACCGGGGCTTTTTGCCTGTAGGCACTCCCGAAAGTCTTCCAGTGCCAACCCCAAGCAAGCTCAAAAAACCACACAAAAGAGAGCGAAAAAAATATGTGTCCGTGTTGTGTGACGATGGGCACATAGAGAAAGTACTGTATGACAAGATCATAGAGCACGAGAACGCAATTATAGATGACAATTTAGGCTACGGCTACTTACACAACTACACCTCACAGGAGCTAAGAAGCTACCAAAAAGAAGCCTATGCAGATCTGAAGGAGTTAAAACGGCAGCTTAGAGAGTATCCCGGAAGCATAATCAAAGAGGACCCTACAACAGAGCGCTTTGTTTTGGCTTATCCCAACTCTTAAAAATTCAGAAAGAAGCACGGCAGGCGCACAGCTTGCCGTTTTTCTTTGCCTATTTTCAGACATTCAGCTGTAAAATTTTTAATTTGTGCAACTTACGTTTTTAAAAATATTTAACTTGATTTATACCTCATATTGTTGTATTATGTAATCAAGCTACTATATATAGTATTTATATGTAGCCTAGATATGGATATATAGAGTATATAGCCCATGATCGGAAAAGATTCCAAGCCGTGCTAAAACACGGTGCTTCTTTTTCTGGTCGTGGGCTTTTTCCTTTTCCCCAAGCCTACAGCTTTTCCGTGTCGCTTCCTTATATATAATATATACAGTATATATATATTTACTGTATATGTATATGGTATATATATTTAATATGCTATCAGTATATTTATATTATATTTATAATTATATGGTGTATATGTATATAGTATCTGTATATGTACAGTGTATATAGAGTATATATAATATATTGTCTGATAATATATATTATATGTACAGTATAGGTATATATGTACAGTATATATAAGGTGAGTATGTATAGTATATCTCTATGTACTGTATAGGTATAGGTATATGTATATCTGTATGTACAGTATATAGATATCTGGTAAGTAGGTATGTGTATAGTGTATCTAAGTATATACAGATACAGAGTGCAGGAGCTGACAGATGATCAAGTCAGAGACGGACACATGTGCAGCCAGCAGATGAGAGATACACAGGCAGGCGGTAGATAAGGACAACATGTGAGAGCTGGAGACGATGAGCACACAGAAGGGCACTAGAAGGGCACAGAAGGCGGCTAGAAGGCATTTGAAGGGGAAAGGCTAAGATATAGCCACATATACGCACGACAAAAAGAAATACAGGGAAAGGAGGGCTACAGAATGCCAAGAGGAGGAAAACGAATGCCGAGCTATAGGGATATTGCAGAAACCATGGACGGAGACGAACTGGACGCTATCCTTGACGTATCTCTGCAGGGGCTAGCCAGGGCACGTGAAAAAGGCTCACAGCCCATGTATAGCAACTCTCCCGAAGGGCTAAAAAGTTTCAAGCACGACTCAGAAGAGTATCTGACATTTGTCCGGAACGTAAACAAAACCCCAACGGAAGGCGGAAAGCTGCGCCTAGTGCCTGATATAGAGTCCTGGGCGGCATTTTTGGGAGTTACGCGGCACATGATCACGGGCTATGAAAAGCGTGGCAGTGATTGGAAGTCTACTATAGACGCGGTAAAAGGCGTTATAACAGCTTGTAAGAAACAGCTTGCATTTACTGGCAAAATGCCGCCAGTGCTTGCAATTTTTGATCTTACTAACAATAGCGACTATGTCAACGCGTCAGAGTTCCGCTTATCAGCTGAGACAGCACCGGAGGCCAAGCAGATAACGGCGGAAGAGTGGGAAAAAGTCATTGACGCAGAACCAGAAGCCCCTAAACTATCGGATTTTAAATTATCTGACGATTTAAATTAAGATTAGTCAAGGTTTCTTGATCTGTGTTAATCTTCAAAGTAACATAGAGTACGTATAATGTTTGTTTTACGAACTTTTAACGGCTAATGGTGCGTATACTCAGACTAGGGCGGCAAAACACTGTTGCTTTTGTATATACAAATACGCACAATTTAGGTTTTGCCGCCATAGGATCAGGAGCCGCGACCAGCTACACAGCTGCCAGATGATCACACGAAAAGGGGTGTAGGGGTCTGAGAGCGTGCCCCCGGCATGGGTCTACTTAGTCCCCAAAATATTTTTCCAAAATAAAAAGCCCCTTTTAACTCGTAACTACACATATGGCAAAGATAGGGAATCGCGACCCGAAAGCTGTGAGCCTTGACAGTTTCTTTGCCATAATGCCAAGGCATACCAGGAAGGTAGGTGTTTATATGAATAATATAGCAATCTTTAATAATCCAGAATTTGGAGATATCAGAACACAAATAGTTAATGGTGAAGCATGGTTTTGCCTGACTGACTTATGCAAGGCGTTAGAGCTTACAGCAAAGGTTGTCAATCAAAGGCTTTCAGATGAGGTAGTTTCAAAATACCCCATCTCCGACTCGATTGGAAGAAAACAAGATATGTTATTTGTCAATGAAGATGGCTTATATGATGTAATTTTGGAAAGCCGTAAAGACAAAGCACGTGACTTTAGACGATGGGTAACTAAAGATGTTCTTCCTTCAATCCGCAAAACTGGTTCTTACAGTATTAACGAGTGCAAACCCGATTCCTACATGATCGAAGACCCAATTGAAAGAGCAAAGCGCTGGATTGAAGAACAAGAAGAAAAGCAGAAGCTCATCGAAACTGTTCAGGAGCAAGCACCAAAGGCTGAGTATTTTGATTCTCTGGTAAACAGCAATCTTCTTACAAACTTCCGAGATACAGCTAAAGAATTAGGGTATAGTCAAACAGAATTTACTGGATGGTTAATTGCTAAGGGTTATATTTACAAAGATTCCAAGGGCATTTTAAAACCTTACGAGACATACCGTAAGCAAGGATTGTTCCAGATGAAAGATTTTAAAAATCCATATAACCACTTTACCGGGACTCGAACCCTCGTGACAGTGAAAGGCAAAAACACCTTTAGACTTCTGATGCAGGTTCCAGACTAATGAAAATATCAACCAAGGAAATAACCGATGAATGTCAGCATTGCGGTGACATACTGGTTTGCCAGTTGTGCCGTGAAGGACACGGAATCAATCGTGAACGAATAAACGTTACCCAAATGGTTACATGCCAGATAGAACACAAGAACAGGAGGTTATCTAATGAGAATCATTTCACAGTGTAAAACCAAATCTGTTGAGTTTTATAACGTTGCTTTACTAAGACGTGATGAAACTATCTTTGCAAGGACTGCAAACCAAGACATGGTACTTGCAGAGTATAAGACTCCAGCCAGAGCAGCCGAGGTATTTGAGGAATTAAATATTTCCGCTTCTAGCTTCTCACCAGATATCTACTACATGCCAGAGGAATAAGCAATGAATGACACAAAGTTAGTTTTAGTTAAATTTATTGACGGCACAAGCGAAACAATAGAAGCTTATTGTAATCCACAAGACGGATACTATGGCTATCTAACCAACGAAGAATTGTTTTACGTATCTTGCACTTCTAGCTTAAAAGCTTTCTTTCCTCGCGAGTTTGTTAAAGCAATATCCCTTTTGGATGAATAGGAGGAGTAATGGCAACAAAATTTGAGAATGCAACAACATGGTTACAAGGTGTTATTTCTGGATATCAAAAGCAGATCAACGATTTCTCAGCTGTGCCTAATCCAGATGCAAATAAAATAAAAGCATGTAAAGAACGTCAAGAGCTTTGTCAGTACATTTTGGACTTTATGGTTAAGGCTAAGCAGCAGAATAATATAATGGCTGCTAAGTCAAGTTCTCAAAATACCGCTGTAAAGCCACAGAATGCCCCACAATCAATTTCAGCTCATTCAATGGCAAATACTATAGGTAAAGAACAGCTAGAGCAATTAGAGCTTGTTTTGGGGCTTGATGCTACAATCAGCTTTTGCAGAGCTGCTTTAATCTTGGAACTTCCAGAATTTGGATCAAAAGAGGTGCTTCTTGAAACACTTAAAGATTTTACTGCGAAGCGTTAGGAGATTGTGCGAAATGATAAAAATTCTGAGACCTGGCACAAGAAAGGAAGCTGAATGTCCAAGTTGCGGTGCACTTTTGAGCTACGATATTTCTGACATTCTGAGAAATCGTCGCACTCAATTGCAGAAACATCATCTGTCCGCAGTGTAATAACAAGATTATTTTGTCAGCAACTCGATAAGAAAGGAACATCTATGAGTAATATAGACAAATGCATTTCTGTGCTAATCAAGCTTAGCAAGTCTTTTGGAATTGATGCTAAAGCTTTGCCACCGTGTTTTAACCACATAACTGTTACTTTTAATAAAAAATTATATGATGGTACTCTGCACCGCTTTAACTATGCTTTTGAGCTTTGTTTACTGGAAAACCTTGACACTCGTCAACTTCCGGAATATTTCGAATATGTATTTTTCGATAAAATTTTGGAATATTTTATCGAATGTGAAAAAGAAGCATTCAACGCAGAGGAGTTTTTATGATTAAATTAGAACATGCTGTATTACCAAGTCCAGAACAAATAGAGTTTGCTATTGAAGGTCTTCGAAATTCCTTCAATTCATGGTTTAAAAGTGATAGTCATTGGGACTGTCTTCACCGAGGTGAAGAACGTGATTGTGATACCTGCGATAGTATCCAACCAGATAAATGTACATGGTCTCCACAATTTATAGTCGGTAAAGAAGATATGGCACTTATGCGACGTTTATCTTCATATGGCTCCGATCATCGCAAATTTATGCGTATGCTTCCGGTATGCATCAGAATTACAGCACCACTTTATTGGTGGAAAGAAGCAGACACATATTCCGTAGGCACTTCAAAGAATAGTTGTAGCACCATGCATCGAATTGATGCCAAAGAATTTACATTAGATGATTTCTCAGCAGAGCATCTTATTGACTTTGAAAGTGCTGAATCTGATTTTCCAATATTTCACGGGGCAGAGCATTCGCCAATCGGCCTGTTGAATCAGACAATCCGTATGCTTAATTTTTACAGGCAAAAATATCTTGCTACCAAGGAAAAGAAGTATTGGTGGCAACTAATTCAACTGCTGCCTGATTCTTATAACCAGACTAGAAATGTAACGCTTAACTACGAAGTCCTTGCAAACATCTATAAAGCACGCCGTAACCATAAACTGGACGAATGGCGAGATTTTTGCGACTGGATTGAAACATTGCCGTATAGTGATCTTATCACTGGAAAGGAAACGAAATGACATTTAATGAATATCAGCGCGGTGTAATGAGAACCGCATCAGACGTAACAAAAGCAACAAAGGAAAACATGCTTATGAATGGTATCCTCGGTACTGCAGGTGAAGCAGGTGAGCTTGTTGATCTTCTTAAAAAGCAGATTTTTCAGGGGCATCCATTTGATAGAGAGCATCTTATCAAGGAGTGTGGCGATGTGCTGTATTATCTGGCACTTACTGCTGAGGCACTTGATACCTCTCTTGAGGATATTGCGATTAAAAACAACAAGAAGCTTTGGGAACGCTATCCTGACGGCTTCAAAGCTGAAAATTCGCTTCATAGAAAGGAAGGAGATATTTAATGTTTGTTCTTATTCTCCGCATTCTGGCATCTCTTTTCAACATCTTTATGCTGATCACCATTATAGGGTGGCTTAACGAAAAAAGATCCAGAGAAAGACTTATCAGTTCTGTAGTGCTTTCTGTGTTCTTTGCAATAAATCTTGTCTTGACAGCCAGTGGTCTGTGAGGATAAGATCACGCTGGGGTTATCGCCAAATGGTAAGGCACAGGATTTTGATTCCTGCACTGTTGGTTCGATTCCAACTAGCCCTGTTGTGCCATTAGCTCAGCTGGAAGAGCACTTGACTTTTAATCAAGGTGTCGTGGGTTCGAGTCCCATATGGCACATATGGACCTTTAGCTCAATAGGTTAGGGCAGCTGTCTCATAAGCAGCCGGGTCTGGGTTCGAGTCCCAGAGGGTCCATATGCAGTTTGTAAACGATGTGGTTTTTTCTTTCTTTGTGAAATCCCTTTCTCTTTTCCCACAAAGTAGCAACTGCAACTCTCTGTGAGAATCAACCTGCGGACAAGTCAGCCGCAACCGTATAGGCGGTATTTGGGTAGATGTGCAGAATTGGTATTGCAGCAGACTGTAAATCTGTCATCTTCGGATATGTAGGTTCGAGTCCTACTCTACCCACTTTTGCCGCGATGCCACAATGGTACTGGGCCGATCTTGAAAATCGGTGATCTGTAACAGGACTGAGGGTTCGAATCCTTCTTGCGGCGCTCCAGTTGCCTAGGGTAGCTCCCGAAAAGCAGAACCTGTGACTGCCTGGCAACTGATTTGTAATCACAGGAATACATTATCGCACAGGAGGTAAAACAGATGTCAGAGAAGGCAAAAAAAGAAATAGTAATATCGGAGGGCAGAGATTTTAAAGGAATCTGGATTCCAGAACGTCTTTATTTATCACCGGATTTAAGTCCTAGAGAGAAATTCTTGTTAATTGAGATATACAGCCTTACTCAAAAAGACAAAGGCTGTTTTGCTTCTAACAAGCATTTTGCCAACTTCATTGGCTTAAAAGAAAATAGTATCCAAAAGATGCTTTTAAAATTTGAACAACTGGGATTGATTGAAAGAATCTTTGAATACAAAGAAAACACTAAAGAAATCGACAAGCGAATCATTATCCTCACTCAGAAATTTTTTGATTCTTTTGTCAATGAAAAATCTATTTCTTCTAACATGGAAAAAAATCCATGTGGGGGTATGGAGAAAAATCAACAGGGTGGGGTTGAAAAAAGTCCACAGATAAGTAATACAATAGATATTAAGTATAACAGTAGTTTAAGTGATACAGATAAAGAACATGCTCTATTATCAACTAAAGTTGACAATAGAGATAAATACATGGTTTCGCGCACTAAAAGTGCTCAAAACTCAGGGGCAAGCCCCAAAAAGAAAGAGCCTACTGTTGATCCAGATGACTTTATCAAGTCTAAGGAGTCAGTTCTTAAAGATGAGCTTCACAGATTGTATTCAAACAATCCTAAAAACATCTTTACCACAGAGCAACAGGAAAATGACTGGGTTGACAAGGAATATAGCAGCCTGACTGCTATTATTTTTGAGTTTAACCACCAATACAAAGCATCTACAGGCTTTGACGCTAAGAATCTATCAGACGAGAGCCTTAAACGAGTTGCAAGAAGCTATATCAAGTCACCAGAATCTTTAAAAGATGACTATGATGACCTTCAAAGCAATAAGGTTTTGATTGAAGAGTATCTAAAAACTGATTATGGCAGCAAACATGGAGTGATTGTAAAGAGTTTATCGCACTACATGTCTGGCAGCATCCGAGAAATGCTGTTCTATAAACACTTGTTCTAACTTGCCAACACACATTTGCTAGCTATATACACGTACATTATGCTAGCTATATATGTACGTTGATACAAGTATACACGTACACTGGAGGTGCAAATGCAGAATATAGAAATCAACTTTGGGGTTCGTCCATGTATTGTAACTCAAAATGGCGAAGAAAAGAAAGCGTTATTCCATATGTGGGAAAATTTTGCAAAGCCTGTTGCAGCGGATTTGTATATTGGCGGTTGTCCTGAGGGACAAATGAGCATGATATTTGGGCTTGTAGAGTATGATGATGGCACGATGGGCGAGGTAAATCCGAGCCAGATTCGATTCGTTGACAACAAGATCAAAGACTATGCTTTTAAGGAGGGCTGATTCATGGTGAAATATAGACCACACAGAGGAGTATTATGCGACGCAATGGCAGAAATGAGAATCTTTGATTCTGTCGAAGATATGTTCTACTACATTGTCGAAGACTGGAAAGCATATGGAAATCCATTCAATGTCGGAGATTTGACCATAACGTGTGATGAAGGAAAAGACGAGCGCATTAACTGGAAAGAAGGCAGATATGTCTGCACCAGGCGAATGCGAGAAAAGATTTTTGACACGCCGCAGTGTATTGGAATGTGTTCGATTGAATCGTAGAACGGAGATAATAACATGATGATTGCAAATAAAGTAAATGTAATGGGACAGGAATACCAAATTGTAAAAGCAAGCCGTGACCAGTATAAGCAATGCAATATCGCGGACGGATGGTGCGACGCTTACGGCAAGAAGATTTACTATGTAGACCCTAATACAGATCCAGAACATGATTCAGTGGCGACATCGCCAGAAGAACTTGTAAAACATATTTTACAGCACGAAATTGTCCATGCGTTTCTCATTGAATCGGGACTTGCAATTAGCTCATTAGTTACTTCTGGTGCATGGGCGATGAATGAAGAAATGGTTGATTGGATTGCATGGAATGGTGAGAAGCTGTATAAGGCGTGGAAGGAGGCAGGACTAGTTGATTAAAGATGATTTGCAAACAAAAGTTGTGGAGCAAGCCGCCCTTATAGCGGCGGCACTCAAAAAAGGTAAAGATGTTGAGGTACGGCGAACTGCAGCCGGAATCAGCGTTGCCGAGGTTAGCAAGAAGGTTGTGTACCGATGACTGTTGACTATATGAAAAATATTGATTGTCTTATTGGCATGAAAGATATTCCAGATAAATCTATTGATATGATTTGTGCAGATTTGCCATATGGAATAACTCATAATAAATGGGATGCTGCTATTCCACTGGCTGAGCTTTGGAAAGGAATTGACAGAATCGTCAAAGACACAGGAGCTATTATGTTGTTTGCGAGTGGAATGTTTACTGCTGATTTGATGCAAAGCAATAGAAAAAATTGGAGATACAATCTAGTGTGGGAAAAGAATCAGCCAACTGGTTTTTTAAATGCAAACCGAATGCCACTCAGATCACACGAGGATATTTGTGTTTTTTATAAAAAAACTCCTACATACAATCCACAAAAGTCTACTGGTAATCCCAGAAAGGTAAGCAAAGCAAACCATAAATTGAATTGTAAGGAAACGACAAATTATCAAAAATACAGTTTAACAACTTACGATAGCACAGAGAGGTATCCAAGATCTGTATTAAGGTTTCCGAAAGATGTCCAGAAATCAGCTGTACATCCTACGCAGAAGCCAGTTGCGCTTATTGAATACTTGATTAAATCTTATAGCAACCCAAACGACACAGTACTTGATATGTGCGCTGGAAGTATGACAACTGCAATAGCAGCTGTGAATACTGGCCGCCATTACATTTGTTTTGAAAAAGATCCCGATATTTTTTCAAATGGCGTAAAAAGATTTAACGAATCAACCAATGGAGGACATGGACGATGAAATTAAAAAGACTAATTGTTACCCTTGCAGCCGCAGTGATGCTTTCTGGCGCAGCCATTGGCTGTACAGAAGCTGATCAGGTAAGTTCTAATATCTCTAAGCAGGCAGACAACTTCAACGTGACTAGGAAGCTTACTGTTCTGAACGCAAGAACCGACACAGTTCTTCTGGAGCTGACTGGAACATTTGCATTAAAGAACAATACTTCTAATGAACTCGAAGTCATTATTGAGACTGCCGAAGGCAAATATCAGAAAGATTATGTGTATTTGAACGACTACACCATGTACGTGGTCGAAGATATCTCTGGTTCGGAGGTAGACAAGTACCATTATGAGATCAATTTCTTGCCAGAATGGGGATTTAAGGCAACTCATCACGAGTAAACTTTACATTTACACAGTAAACGCACGTAATACATTCAATTTTAAAGGATCATAACAAGGGTTTGGAAATGAATTTTGCTGCGTCAAATCTCGGAAAGCTTAGAAATCTGTCGCCAAACACTTAGGAAAGGAGAAAAAACCTTTATGAAATACGAAGATGCCTTAAAAGCTGCAGAAAATGGTCAAAATGTAATGATATGGACAGGAGAGGAGTATCTGCGCCTAGAAGAAGCAAAAGAATTTCTGAATTGTTCTTCTCATGTAATTCGAAGTAGTGAAGAATACAAAGGATACAAAAAGTTTTGCGAAGCCATTCAAAGCGATAAATGGAGTACTTATACAGAAATAGATCTTAGATGGGAACTTAGAAATTATCGAAAGCGTTTTGAACGCCTGAGTCGCATACAAGATGATTTTTTAAAAGAACTACTCGGCAGCAATTATACAGCCCGGTATTCCAGTGAGCAAATGATCGTTGCCGATGCATTCAACACTCTTTATAGCCTAAAACGCAACCAAAAAATACTTCTGTTTACAACTATTGTATTTTTAGCAACAACAATTATAGCCTTGATGGTTTGAAGGAGGACTTTATGGAAATTTTGACACCTACTTACACATATGAAGAACTTACGGGTACTACATGCTTACTGGAAAATATGCGTGATAATTGCATTAAAAAGGGCACCGATACTTACGATGATCCAGACAGGAAAAGAAAATACGAAGCACTGAATATTGCAATTGATGCCATCAAAAAACTGCCAGTAAAAAAGAAGGCTATGCTTTCACAGCCAATGGCTGGCAAAACTGATGAGGAAATTGTTGCAACAAGAGAAAAGGCTGTTGCAGCTTTAGAGGCGAAGGGCTATGAAATCGTAAACACTCTTTTTACAGACGAGTGGTACAGCAACGAGTCGATGAAGGAACGCGGTGTTGTACAGATTCCGCTCTGTTTCTTAGCAAAGTCTCTGGAGAACATGAGCCTGTGCCATGCTGCATATTTCTGTAAAGGATGGGAAAATGCTCGTGGATGCCGTATCGAACATGATGCAGCAGTAGCCTACGGACTCGACATTATTTATGAGGATTAAAAAAGCGGAGGTATGATATGATTATCACAGGAATGGCACACTTCCAGAATGTGTGCAAAAGAAAATTATCAGAATGGTATAACAAACAAGAGGGAGCAGAGTATATTACTCCAGGTAATGTTTTAGTTGTGTGGAGTTGTAAGACTTTGCAAAACTACAAGTTACTGGCAACTACCACAGTGTCGGGAGATGGAGTGTACGCTGAGTATACCTATAATGGAGATACGCAGGAATTATACGAAGATGTGTATAAAAAGGTGCAGAATACATGCCATAAGGAGGAGTACGCATGAAATTTTCAGAAGCATTTGGATTGATGAAACAGGGTGCACTGATAAAGCTTCCGTCATGGACAGGCTATTGGTACTGGTCCAAAGAAAAGCAGACCATCATTATCCACACAAAAGATGGTGAGGAGTTTGACATTAGAAAAACAACTAATCCAGATTATACTTTTTCAAACATTGCATCCGATGATTGGATTGTTTGGCATTTGAACAGTGAGAGCCTTAACAGCAGAGCTAAAAAGGCTATGATTTCTCAGCCAACTTGTGGGAAAACCATTGAAGAAATTAAAACCACAAGAGAAAAAGCCGTTCAAGCTTTAAAAGAAATGGGGTATGAACCTATAGATATTCCTTTTTTAGAAGAATGGTACAACTCCAAGGCTTCTCTTGAGCAAAGCAGCGTAGTCACCGTTCCTGAATATTTTGTTGCTGAGCTTTTTATTCGCATAACCCGTTCTAACGCAATTTACTTTTGTAAAGGATGGAAAAACGCGGTTGGTTGTTGGCTCGATCATAATGCTGCTTCGGCATATGGTTTAAAAATCATCTATGAGGAGGACTAATAATGGTTAAAGTAGGATCAGCAAGAATTGATGAGAATGGAAAATTGAAGGGCGGACAGCCTGGCGACCAGACAGGACAGGAAGTGGCGATTGAGCCATGGTATCTGCACGATAAGGGCTGGGTTATAATCCGTGCGAAGGATGCAAATATCCGTGAGCGTATCGCAATCTGCATGGAAGCAGCGTGTGCCAACAATTTGATTGGTTACAATCAGGACGGATCATGGGAATTATACGACAAATCAAAGCAGTATGGATGGGATTGCTCAAAGGTAAATGTTACTGCAAATACGGATTGCAGCAGCCTTGTTCGTACATGCGTTGCGTTTGCAGCACAGAGGGAGATTGAGTGGTTTTCAACCCTAATAGAAGTTAAAATTTTGAACAAAACAAAACTGTTTGATATCTTGACAGATGCAAAGTATACCAATTCCTCAGATTACCTATTGCGAGGAGATATTCTTTGTACCTGCACACAAGGTCACACAGTAGTTGTCCTTGACAATGGCGCAAAGGTTGGACAATCTGGTAGCCAACCACCTCAGAACAGCACAGAAGGCAATACAAGCTTTTGTGGCAAGGGCATTGGAACAGCAGTTGCGCTCACACCTATGGACATCCGCACAGGAGCAGATACATCTGCAAAGAAGCTTGATACAATCAAGACTTCTGTAGCTGTAGAAGTCCTTGAAATCACCGCTTCTGGTTGGTATAAGATTGTATGGCCGGGCGCTTCATGCGGATATGCCTTTACAAAGGCAGGAAGCGGCTATTACAGCTATTCTGCAAATGCCAACACACAAGTTATAAACTTAGGTGATAAAGTCCAATTCACGGGCAATAAACAGTATATGTCGGCATGGGCTGATAAGCCAATCACTGCAGTCCCAGAGGTTGCAACTGTAACAAGTATTTGTGAGAGTGGCAAGCATCAGTATCACATCATAGGCGATAACGTCTACGGTTGGGTAAACAGAGAAGACATAGTAAGAAAATAATTAAAACGGCATAATCAAAATGGTGATTATGTAACAGCCAAAATGGAGGCTCTTCTTTAAATGTTAAGAAAGGAGGAGCCTCTTTTTGTTAGAGTTAAGACAGCATAAAGAACGTGTGGAGAATATACAGCGCCAGATCATCATGCAGCCTACATACAGCCAGCTCAGCACCTTATGTGGCGGAGCAAGGCTGATTCTGCTTGACGCTAATGAGTTTATACCAAATCATGATTTTAAAAATCTTGATGCGTATAGAGGGTATGGCGACCATGTAAATAGCTATGTCCGATGGTACTGCAATCGTAACAGAAAAGTAGAGGGTGACGAGTGGGACAAACTGTATTGGCAGACCTATCTGAATGGTGCGAGAGCAAGAATATTCAATGATTATTTACTGTTTTTGGAACGTAAACGTGATCCTAGGAACATGTTTTATAAGCCAAAAATTAAACAGTTTGAAAAATTTAAGCTTATCGAAGCTTACCAAGGAATGTTGGATGATCGTTATGATAGACTGTGTATTTCTCTGCCTCCTGGTACTGGAAAAACCACCCTTTTAAAATTCTTTCATTCAGCGATTATAGGGTGGTTCCCAGAAGATTATAGTTTATTTTGCTCTCATTCTGGCGATATTACACGAATGTATTATGATGGTGTTTATCAGATGATAGACGATACTATTGAATATGCGTGGAACGAAATCTTCCCAGGTTTAAAAATTACATCAACAAATGCATTGATGCAACAGTTTAACGTGGGAAGCTACAAACCATTCCCATCGCTACAAACAACATCAATTGGTGCAAACAGTTCAGGTAAGGTGCGAGCAAACAAATACTTGCTATCAGACGACTTAATTGGTAACAGCGAACAGGCGTTAAATAAAAACTATCTTGATAAAATATGGCGTTTTTATTCTGTAGATGCAAAGCAGCGTAAAACTGTAGATAGTGATGGAAAATCATGTAAAGAAATTATGCAGGCTACTAGATGGTCAAACCAAGACGTAATTGGTCGAGTAATAATTCTTTATCAAGATGACCCTCGCACAAAAATTATATCTGTACCTGCAGTTGATCCCATTACTGGTGAGAGCAATTTCAATTATGCAGTCGGTGGATTCACGAAAGAGTTCTTTGCAGATCAGGAGCTGACAATGGACGAAATTTCGTACAAATGTCTTTTTATGCAAGAACCAATCGAAAGAGAAGGACTATTATTTCCTGGAGAAAAAATTCAACGCTATAAAGAACTTCCTAAGGGAACTCCAGAATTGATTACTGCGCAATGTGATACAAAGTCTAGTGGAACTGATTTTTTTGTTCTTCCAGTATTTTTAAAATATGGCAACCTCTATTATTGCATAGATTGCATATGCAGTAATTCTACAGACTATGAGGCGCAGTATGAAAATTCTGCTAACATTTTAGTCAACAACAAAGTTATGGATTGCGAATTTGAAGGAAACAATGGTGGCGATCGAGTTGCCAACGAAGTTGCCAAAAGAGTTTTAGAAAAAGGATGGATTTGTAATATAAGCCATCCTATGACTGAATCGAACAAAGAAGCCCGAATTTTTCAATGTTCGAATTGGATACTGCAAAATATCGTTTTTAAGGATATGGAAATGTACAAGCCACGTGAACCATATGGAATTATGATGTCACTTTTGGCCCAATACTCGGCAACCGGAAAAAAGCAGCTTGATGATGTACCAGATACATTTGCAAACTTTGCATTACGCATACAGCGTAGAAAACCAAGGCCAACAAGAATCATTAACAGCATCTATTAAGATTGGAGACATGTATGGATACAAAACACTATCTTTCACAAATTAGCGTACTTGATCTTAAAATATCAAACAAGATTTATGAAAAAACACAGTTAAAGAATATGCTTTGCTCAGTTCCGAGCTGTGTAAAAGATGTCAATGTGCAAACTGGACATGTCACAGATAAGACTGCATCTACGATTTGTAAGCTGATAGATATGGAACGCGAGATTGATTCAATGATTGATTCTTTTGTGGACTTAAAATCTAAAATCATTGTTCAAATGGAGCAACTTGAGTTCAAGTATTATAATATACTGTTCAAACGTTACGTTGCACAGCAACAATGGTGCGAAATAGTAGATGAGTTACATTTTACGCAGCGACATGTTTTTAAACTCCACAAAGAAGCATTAAACGAATTTGAGAAAAAGTTTGGGAGTGAATACCTGAGCCAATAAAAAATAGCAGGGGAAGCAAATTCTCCTGCTATTGATGTTTTAGCAATTTTGATTTTCCTGAAATTCCTTTAAATCGCTTTTTAACTTGTCCATAATTTTGTCTGTATAGTTGTTATCCTGGCGTTCTGTAAAATTTTGGAATACTTGAGTACCTTTAGCAACTGCCTGCGATGATTGTTTTGCTTTCGATGATACATCTCCTTGTATAAGCTTTCGCAAATACAAAAATCGACTACGAATCGGCTTTTGCTCATTTCTTCGCTTAATTTCAGCAGCTTTCTGTGCTATATACTGGTAGTAAGCCTTTTCCAGATCTTCCTTTTGGCAACTTGGCAGCTTATGAACTGGTACTGTTACGAGTAGCGTCTGTATCTCTTCTAGCTGTGCCTGTGATAGTTTCCATTCATCCAATGCACTTTCCCAGAGCGGACGATCTAGTATATCTTCCTTCGGCACTGGCGCTTCTGGAACTTGCACTTCCAATATAGGTAATGTTTCGACTTCAAATCTTATACCAACTACCGTTCGCCCTTTCTTAATGGGTTCATATGTATACCGACATTCAGTTTTTTCATCCATTTCTTTCTGAACACGTTTCAATATCTTTTGATTGAAGAACTTGTATTCTTTATACAGTTCCTCTTTATCACAATCAAGTATTTGCCTTAATTCATCAAGCTGCACTTCCCAATTTTTTCGAAAACGGTTTTGTTCAAGATACGTAAACATGATATAAGTGTAACGGCTTGTGAGTAATGTTATGCAGCGCAGCTTATACCGAAGATATCCGAGGTTTTCAATATTAAAAAAATACTTCATTGCTTTTTGAGAACACTCTAGCTTTACTTGCCACAGACCGTAATCATCTTGTTCTGCCGTTGCTTCTTCAAATAACGTCACCAATCTAAAACCTTGTTTTTCACTATCATCTTGCACTTCTATTACATTTCCCATAAGATGCTTTAATCTTGCCTTGAGGTCTTGGTTGTTGATTTTTTTTACTCCTAGAATCTTTTCAAGCTCACCTTTTTCAAATACCACAACTCGTTTCTCTGGCTTGTGACTATCTATGCGCGATAGGTATGTATCGAGTATTTTAAATTCTGCAAGCGATAGCTCAGAACGCCACAGGGAAAACAGCGGTAAACTTTTTTGGACAGTAAGTTTGTCTCCATTTCCTAAACTGGTTATTGGCCCAATCTTTTTTCTAGCCATGTGTAAAACCTCTCTTTCTCTACTTTTATGTTTATTATAGCACCATAAGTTACCATTGTAAATATAAAATTGTTACCTTTTTATATTTTATGGAATTTCTTGGTTACTCATGTGGAATTTCTTGGTTACTCATGTAGAATTTCTTGGTTACTCATGTGGAATTTCTTGGTTACTCATGTGGAATTTCTTGGTTACCTATGCATATCAAAAAGCTAGCATTTATGCGGCCTTCAGAACTCCCGTAATCAAGAGAGTAATCAAGAGAGTAATCAAGAGAGTAATCAAGCTATCAATCAAGGAAAGCATTGGTAGGTAGATAAAAAAACAATTCAATATTAACTATGACATTTTAATTGGAATTTCATGGTTACCTATAACATTAAAACCTATCATTTAATATCACTAAATGACACAAGATATCATCTTGAATACATGCTATTACTATGATACTCTCAACAATAGAAAAGTATGAAATAAAGTTAATTGCGCCTTACATATGTATGGCGCTTTTTTATTACCCAAAAAGGAGACAGCCATGTTAACGATTAGAAGCAAGAGTATATCGCTGTCAGGAGACAGCACAGTAAATGATCAAGTGGTTTTTGCGTTTCAGGCATCAATCAATTCAAACAATCCTAAAGAGGTACAGTTTAGCAACTGGATAAACGACCATGAGTTATACAAGCAGAACCGGAAGGAATGCAATTCCGATTACGAGTCTTTCCAGGACGAAGTATACAAATTGCAAGACTCGATGCTGCTGTCGGCTGAAACGCTATGAGTAGCCAAATAATTACATGCCCCAATTGCGGAAGAATTATTTTCCACTATGACAAGAAAGCGACAAACGCTTTTGAAGTGCAATGCAGGAAATGCGAGCAAATGACTTGCATTCTTACAAAAGACGGTACTGTACAGTCAGTTAAGCCTATAAAAAAGATACAACCTAAAAGTAGCAGCAGCAAAAGATTCTATTAAGAAAGGAGGGCGAACAGAATGTGGATGCTAAGGGGGCGTCAAAAGATATATACGGACGCAAAAGAAATCACTGCCGACAACATAATCAAAGAATTATCAAAAGCATATGAGAAGCATAAATTTAATCGGTTAGAGATGCAATATCTTATAGATTTTGAAGCCGGCGATCAACCACTGGACAGACCCAAAATTGTTCGCCCTGAGATCAATATTAAAGTAACTGATAATGCCGCAAACTACATCACTGATTTCAAAATGGCGTATTTCTGGGGAACGCCAGCAATGCTGATACAGCGATCCGACAAAGACGCACACAAAACACCAGCAGGCTTAGACGATGAAGGAATATCTGCACTTAACGAAATGCTTACAAATGCTTGCGACATAGGTTACAAGAATCAGGAGCTTGGCAATTTTGTTGAAAAAGTAGGTGTAGGATATCGACTTGTTGACATCAAAACTGAATTTGAAGAAGATGACGAAGCCCTTGTGGATATATATACGCTAGACCCAAGATACGCCTTCTGCGTATATAGCAATGATGCCAAACAAAAGAAGCTGATGGGAGTGACATATAGAACGGACAATGGCGAACAATATTTTACGTGCTTTACTCCTAAGATGCGCTTTGAAGTCTCAAAAGGCAAAATTGTTAAAAAATCATTAAATCCACTCAAGAAAATAGCGATAGTTGAATACGAGAGATCCGTTGACAGAACAGGCTGCTTCGAGAGGCAAATATCAGATTGTATCGAACTTAACACGCTAGTCTCTGATTTTGCAAACCTTACAGCGCAGCAAACTCAGGAGATATGGTGGGGCAATGATGTTGATTTCCCAGTTGACCCCAAAACTAAGAAGCCTATAGAGGTGAAGTCAGGGCAATGGGTACTTACTAGCACAACACCAGACGGAAAAACACCGCAAATCAAGGCACTATCTAATGCATTTGACACGAACGCAACATTAACAGCGATAGATACACGCTGGCGAAGAATTTTACAAAAATGCAAAGTGCCTACACAACAAGATTCAGAAGGCGGTGGTTCCACGGGAACAGCAATGGATATGTCTAGTGGATGGAGTGCAGCTGAGATTGACGCTGTGCGTGAGGAACAAATCATAAGCAAGGCTCAAAGAGAGGAGCTTAAGCTTATCATAAAAGTACTCCAATTAACTCCATCAAATGTGCTTAAAGACGATGACCCAATCAAAAGAGTACATGTTGGAGATATCAATTTCCACTTCTCAAGAAGGAAGAACTATGACATGTCGGTCAAAGCAAATGCTTTATCAACCCTTATTAAGACTGGTGTACATGGTAGACATGCGCTTAAATTTATTGACGGTTTTGAAGACACCGAGGCTACATGGAACGACAGCAAGGAAATGATAGAAGCAGTGCAAAGGGCTGCTGCATCAAGCGGAACCACAGCAACGGAAGACAGTGAACCAACTGATAGACAAATAGATCAGTTGGAAACAAGCCCTATAACTGGGAAAGTATAAGGTGATGATATGGCACAGATATTTGGATTTGATGAAATCGAAAAGATACGGTCCATGCCATACAATAGATTTTTTGGCGAAATGGGAATCACAAAAAAGCAAAAACAAGAGCGCGTTGAATTTTCAGACAAAATTGAAGATGATATGCGTTTTTTAATTTTACTCATCCTGATTATGAAAGAGACAGGTAGAGTTGATACTAAGAAAGCAGCAGAACAATTTGAAGCAAAATTGCTGAAATGGATTGCACGATATATCGACCTTGACAGCGAGACAAAGGCTTATATATCAGATTTTTGTTTATCCACAGCACAAGTAACGGCAGACCATGTGAACGAAAAATATTATGTCTCGGAAGACCGAATACGTCTGGTAAGCGAAAACACAGCCCTTGATTTTTTAAACCATAAAGACTTCAAAGAGGCGGCCAGAAATAAAACATACAAAACATGGAACACAATTATAGATGGAAAAGAACGTGAAACACACCACAAGGAAGATCAAACAACAATACCGATAAACAACTACTTTTTAGTAGGCAAAGCACTTATGCGGTATCCACATGATATGGCAGTTGCTTTTACTAACCCAGAGGAAGTGATCAATTGTCGCTGTTGGGTGACGTACTCTTAATTTATGCAAAGAACAGGCTCTTTAAACGAAGGTTTGAAGGGCTTTTTGTTTGCACAAAATTAGGGCAAACAAGTCGGAGACGGACTTTAAGGAGCAAAACAGCTCAGAGAAGAGCTTAATAATCGCACAAATCAAAGCGGAGAGAACCGCACAAACGCAGAAAGGAATGAATCTATGAAGACTCAGCCAATTTTCAAAACATTTGAACGCAATGCCACCAAGAGAAAATTAAACCTGCAGCTTTTTGCAGAGCCGACACCGGAGGTTGAAACTCATGAAGAGCCAAAGGGATCAGGTGATGATCACGAACCGGAAACTGATGCTGATGTATTAAGAGTGCAGCTTGCACAGGCAAACGCACAGATCGCGAAGCTCACAAACAAAGCTGATGCATTGGCATCAGAGAATGCAGCCAAGACAAAGCAGCTCAGAGAAAAGATGACTGCTCAAGAGAAGGAAGCGGAAGCAAAGAAAGAAGCAGAAGCCGAGAGAGACAAGCAGTTCAAGGCAATGCAGCGCGAGCTGACGATTATGAAATCTACCAATACATACATGGACACTTTGGAAATGTCCAAGGAAGTAGCACAACAGTACGCCGAGGCAAGAGCTGACGGAGATGGAGATAAGGAAAACGAAATCTTGAGGCAGCACATGAAAACGCTCAAATCAAAGATGATGCAGGAGTTTTTGGCAGAGCGCGGCGAAGTCAATGCCGGCCACGGAGACAGTCACGAGAGCAAGGCTGTTGAACTTATGAAGTCACTACCGACGTATTCAACAGAGGTTGATGAGAGTGTTTTGAAGCAATACATGTAAAGAAAGGAAGTAAGAAATGGCAAGAGGAGACATGAGATATGCAACAACCGAGATACGTCCATCCGGTGCAGAGATCTTAAACAGAGAGGTGTTCGAAGGAGTGCCAATGACTATTGATTTTACAGATGTCAGCACTACTGATAGTGATACCGGAGAGAAGGTTGTAAAAGCAGGAAGCGTAATTAGCGGAACAGGAACAGTAGTCGCAGCAACACCATGGACAGGCGGAGCTGGAATCTTACTTTTTGATGTGTATGAGCATCGACCACAAGGAACGATCCTCAAAAAAGCATACATTAACAAGTCAAGAGCAGAACAGAATGCAGGAATCACTTATGATGCAGACTTAGCTAAGATCCTGCCTATGATCGTGGTTGAGTAAAAAAGGAGGAGCAATGGCAGTTTTAATTACAGATATTTATGATTCACAGGCAGTTGCCGCAAGACGTACACAAGATCCAAGTAATGCCATGGGCTTTGTCGGAAAGGCTTTTTTCCCAAACAGAAAGAAGTTGGGTTTGTCGTTAAAATGGATTAAGACACACAAAGGCTTAAATGCCATCTTAAAGCCAAGCAATTTTGATGCAATTCCGATGATCAGAGTCCGTGAGGGATTTAAGCAGGAGTCTACAGAGATGATCTTTTTCCGTGAGAGCATGACTGTACGAGAGGAAGATTTAATGCGACTCATGGAGATAGAAGACGCTAATAGCCCATTCATTGGGGATATTATATCATCAATTTACAATGATGCTGCAAGGCTTATTGACGGTGCAGAAATCGCTGCCGAAGTAATGCGAATGGCACTACTTGCGCCAAAGGACGGAAAGCCATCTATTGCAATAGGAACCGGGGAATCAGAGAGTGACAATATGGTTCATGGCTACGATTACGATAGCGATGGAACGTATAAGCAAAAGCACTATTTAAAAATTGAAGGCACTGATACTTGGGACCATCCTGACACAGCGAAGCCGTTAAAAGACGTTCAGCAGGGTACTAAATATTTAAGGTCAATCGGAGTGCTTCCACGCTATGCGATGATGAACAGCACTACCTTTGACTATCTCGTTGAAAACGAGCAGATTAAGAACGCTTTAATCACTTCTTCTGGCAAGACGGTTGATTTTACCGATGAAGCAACCGTTAAGGAGATTTTTACACGAAAGACAGGTCTGACGCCTATCATTTATGACAAGATGTACATTGACTACAAGGGAGAGACTCAAAAGTTCTACCCGGACAACAAAGTAACCATAATCGGTGCAGGAACACTGGGATCAACATATTATGGTGTGACACCAGAAGAGCGTACATTGATGTCGAATAAAAATGTGGATGTTGCTATGCTTGACAACCGCATTGCAATTGCGACCAAAACCGAGCAGGGGCCACCTATTAAGACAACAACCAGCGTATCACAGATTGTGCTTCCGTCATATGAGGGCATCGACAGCACATTTGTAATTGACGTCAAGTAATGAAATTTGATCACATGATCAAGCTTAACGGAATCTACTATGCAGCTGGCGAAGACGTCCCAATGGAAGGAAAAAACGATGCCCCAGAGATTGACGTCCCGATGGAAGAAAAAATTGAAATGCCAGAGTTGCAAGTTGATGATGAGCCAAAGCGAAGAGGTAAGAAACCAAAAGCTGTTTGATGGAGGTGAGAAAGTATGAGTTATACGGACAACCTTGCAGACGAGCTTTTTTTTGATTTGCAAGTTGAGCTTTCAAATGATGAAGAAGGCGGCAGCTTTTCAGAATCGCTACTCAAGCAAAAAATCAAAAGCGCAATTAGAGAGGTTCGAGACAAAAGAAGATATCCATTTGGATACACTGATGGAATGATTGCACAAGATTTAGATAGGTACTATAGCCAGATTCGTAATTTGGCTTTGTACGATTATAACTCGATTGGCTTTGAGGGTGAGAGTCAGCACAGTGAAGATTCCATTCAGCGAACAATGGTAGACAGAAAAACGTTGTTCGCTGGAATAATACCGTTAGCAACAGTCTAAGTAAGAAGGATGTTCGCCAGTGTGTTTGCAATGCTTGTGAATACATTGGCAGGGTGCATATTAAAGCGGCGGTGGGCAATATGCAAAATACAAGCAGGAGATATAAAAAATGCAAGAATTTTTATTACAAACATACACAATCATCCTTCCGATTGCTTTAGGATACATTGTTTGGCTTCTGCAGCAACAGAAGAAAGACAAGAACGCGAATGAGAGAGGAACCATGCTGTTATTGCGTGTGCAACTGATCGAGTATCACACAAAATACATGCGGCTAGGGGAGATACCATCCTATGCTTATCAGAACTTCGAGGAAATGTATGAAGCCTATCATGATTTAGGCGGAAACGGCATGGTTAAAAAGATGTATGAAGAGATCAAAGAGTTGCACATCAAGAGTGGAGGAGGTAAATAGAATGGATATATCGAGCATGACTACCGTGATTGCAATTGTAGTTATTTGCTATTTAATCGGGCTTGCAGCCAAGACAATTCCAGCAGTCAAGGATAATTACATTCCGGTCATTGTGGGTGCTTTTGGCGGTATTCTGGGAGCCTTAGGAATGTATGTCATACCAGACTTCCCAGCGCAGGATATTCTGAATGCAATTGCTGTTGGCATTGTATCAGGTTTGTCTAGCACTGGTGTCAATCAGGTATACAAGCAGCTAAAAGATGGCACGGACAAGTAGAAGAAATCGCCAACAGATGTGGTATTCGTACCAAGTCGGGAAAGCACCTGGATATCTGAGAGATGAAAACGGCGACATTCAGTATGAGAGTTACGTTGGAGCTGATGGGGAGGTATATTTTTATACCGATGACGAAGGCAAAAAAATCCCGAAAGAAAGCGGTGAAATGGAAGTGCTTTATAGCAATCCTGTGAAGTTTTGGGGAACAATCACATCGCAACTAAAAAACGCTATCATGCGAGCATGGGGCAGTGATAGTACAAACAATTATGCTACGCTCATCTTAGCTAAACATGCAAAAGACTCTAGCGGAAACAAACTTAGCTTGCCGTTCGGAGCAAGAATCTGGCTACACTCAGAAATCAAAACGAAACCAAACGGATCACCAGATGAAAATTCCGCTGACTATCAAGTTAGTGGAATCATGAATGAAGCACTGAATGAAATGTCTTACTATCTGCAGGTATTGCAGCAAAGCGAGGAAAAAACCTAATGGCAAAGGCTTTGGAAATAAAGGTGAGCGGAGTAGATGAAGCCATAAGGATGTTGGAACGTTACCAGAAAACGTTCCAAACGCGAGTAGAGCTTTTCATGAAGAAGCTTACTGATTACGGAGTTAAAAAAGCAACAGAAGAAGTCTTGACGATGGATGCAGTATTTACTGGTGAACTTGTAAATAGCATTCACTCAACCGAGATAGAGAGCAACGCAGAGCGAGTTATCTTTGCGGTAGAAGCTGATTCAGAACATGCTATCTATGTAGAAATGGGAACAGGAATTATAGGCGCTACTACTCCATATCCGGGCAAGCTCCCGGCTATTTATGCGCAAGGAAAAACAATTAGAAAAACGGCAGACGGTAGATATGGCTGGTATTATCTGGGCGGAGATGGAAAGTGGTACTTCACAGAAGGTATGCCATCAAGACCATTCATGTATCATGCCTCAACACAAATGAGACATGATATTGAAAGAATTGCAAGGGAGGTGTTTGGATAGTGGCTCAGAATCAATGGGTCATCGACCTTGAGAGCAAGGTATTATCCCTTGTGAAAGGCAAGACATACAACAAGCTAAAGAAAAGATATCCACAAATAATGTACACCACCTCAAATATAAGCAATGATTCGCAGCGTAATTTTCCCTGCGTGTACGTCCATGAGTTGGGTGGAAGCGAAGCAAACTCCGATCTGGAACGCACAAGAATCAATACTATAGTGGCAGGATTCCAAATTGAAGTGTATAGCAACACATCACAGCTAGACTGTAGAACTATAATGGCAGAAATTATGGACTGTCTAAAAAAGCTTATGTTCGATGTAAAGATGTCACCATACGCAGACAATCAATCACCAATATATCGTTATGTAGCACGTTTTGAAAGAACATTTGATTGGAATGATATTTTTTAAGCTCCATCGGCAAGATGGGGCTTTTTTAGTAGGAGGAATACAAAATGGCAACAGGCTTAAAAAGTAGGATTATTTACAGAGAGAAAACAAAGGAAGATGGCGCAGCCGATTACTGGGCAGGTGAATATAAGCTCTTGATTAGGGCAAAGTCAATTCCATCACCTATTGGCAGTGTTAACATGGTTGATACATCAACCTTGGAAGACTTGATGGAGACTCAGGAACAGGGAAGAAGAGCAGCTGCGTCAATGGAAGTACCAGGTGCTTTTGAAAAAAAATATAAGGACGAACTTGTTAAAAATGAGGGAAAGCAATTAGATATCTGTATTCTCTACGGAACAGATGGAAAAGGCTCAGAAGGAATTGCAGCGTTTATAGGAACAGAGTCTTTTGCACCAGATGAAGCGACAGAAGATCACCTTACAGGAACAGCAACAATTGCTACAGTAACCAATCCAAGATGGATTGAGGATAGTTATACCGTATCTGTAACAGAAGATGAGAATGGTTATCCAACATCAATTACACTGGCAAAGAAAGAAATGTAACAACTATATTCGGGAAGCGTGAGCTTCCCGTTTTTTGTTTAAAGGAGAATGAATTATGAAATTTATGAATTATGAAATTAAGTTTGGAATCGAAGCAACTACAAAGAGCGGAATTTTAAAAAAGATTAAAGAAATTCAACAGTCCAGTGATGATGAAGCTCAACAGTCCAGTGATGATTTTGTTGATGAGATTGAAATGATACTTAATATGCTTCCGGAGTTTTTACTGGTAGGGCTGCAAAAAAGACATAAGGACGAGTTTGGATACGATTACAACACAAATAAAGGCAAGGAAGAGGCAACAGCAAAGGTATGCGAATTGATTGATGAGTATACCGATCAGGAAGATTCAAGTATTAGGGAGCTTTTTGAAGAACTGATAAAAGAGGTGATGCAGAATGGTTTTTTCAAGAAAGAAGTTCTGCAGATGAAAGCGGAGAAAGAAGCGAAAGAGCAAAAAACAGAGTAATAGATCCAATTGATTATTACGATGAAAAGTTGCTTCCATATTTTCTGTGCGTTACGCAACAATATGGCTTCACCACTGAACAAATAGGCAATATGTGCCCGTGTGAGTTAAAACCATATGAGCTTGCTTACAAGCTGCATCAACAGCAAGTCGACATACAAAACCACATGCTAGGAAAGTACGTGAGAATGTCTATTTTGTCAACGCTGGGCAATAGTCAGTGGTTTAAAGGGAAGCATACGCCACCGTTTGAATATCCAGATATGCCTTTCTTGCAACAGGAGGCAAAGAAAAGTGAAAACGGTAATGTGGAATCTAACGAAGAAATCGCAGTGTACGAAATGAGACAAAGAATCAGGCAACTTGAAAAGCAAGGATTGCCAGAGAGTCCAATCTAGGGAGGAGGGATAAAATGAGCGAGGTAAATATTGATTCAATACGGATTGAGGCTAAAACAAATATCAAAGAGGCTATATCCGATATTGAAGCATTGAAACAATCCCTAACTGGATTGAGCGACAACAAAAGCGGAATTGATCATTATTCAACGTCTGTAAACGGGTTAACGCAAAGACTGACGAAGTTGACAGGAATAACCAATAAGGCAGGAATTGCAGCGGTTGAAAAATCTGTAAGAGAACTTGCAGAAGCATCTATTAAGCTTAACAACTTGCAACTTAACGAAAAGAAGGGTTCAATCTTTTCCGAGGACACATGGAAAAGAGCCATGGAGAACGTGGAAAGTGCGATGGAAAACGTAAAAAATACCATCGCACAGAACGTTAAGGAAATCAGACAGCTAGACGGTGTTGAAAAGGCCTTTGATAACTATATCAAAAAAGCTCAAAACATAAAAATTCCGATTGGCGTAAAGAACGATTTAAGTACAGATAGAGAATTTGCAAATCTGCGAAGTGTACTTGGAAAGAATTTTTCTACAACAAATAGTGGCACAGATTTTGTAGCGTTCATAGATGATATGAACAAATCAATAAATACCACTTTTGATACCACAAAAAACGCAACAGATCTATTTAGGGATGTAGTAGAGCGTTTAAGAGATATACGTAAGGAAGCTGTGATGACATCACAGGATGTTATTAAAAATGGCTTGATTCCAGTACAGGAAATTGAATCCGAACTGTCAAAGTTTGCTGCAAAAGACATACCTAACCTTAGCGAGAAGTATGGACTCACTGAAAACGATGTTTATGGTGGCAAAAAACTATCAGAAAACAACGAAACAGAAAGCGTAAAAGAAGTTACAAGCGCCATCGGGCAGAAGACCAGAGCGTTTGAAAAAGAGCAACAGACTGTAACCGATGTTGTGAATAGTGAGATGAAAGACCTTATCAATTTAAGGTCAACCATCGAATCTGTTACAAGTGCTGTAGGAGATGGAAAAGGCCTGGCAGGAGCATTCAAGGGGCTTAAAGAACTTGGCTTGGGTGAACTGGCTTCTTTGAAAAATATTGATTTCTCTGGAATTGCAAAGCTGAATAGAGAAAGTTTAAAAACAATAATCGGAAAAAAGTATACTGGACTATCAGATACAGAAAAGACCATCATTCAAAATGCAGCAAATAAAGCTGTTGCACCAGAGAGCGTGCCGTGGTTAGAAGATTATGAAAAACTGATACAGCAAGCAAGGGAAGAAAGTCAAAAATTTTTAGGTGGATTTTACGTTCCCAAGAGTGTTGAAGAACTTCAAACTGAATTTGTGGGAATTTCAAAAGAGATAGTGCACTTAAAGGAAAATATGCAAGAAGCATTGAGAACTCTTGATACTGATGGTGTATCACAGATGGTTGATGACTTGTCGCAAGCGATAGCTTATGCGAATGATTTATCAACTATTGCAGCTCAAAAAGGTATAACGCTTAGACAGCCAAAAAGTGAATGGCAAGAGTATCCACCAAGCAGTTTTCCAGAAGAACTTCGTGGCAACGGCTTGTCAAATACAATGAGTCAAACTGCGAGGGAAACAAGCAACGCTTCAAATCAATTAAGACAATACAATGAAGATGTATCAAAAGTAATCAGAACAGAAGAGACATTTAAAGATGCCTTGGCTGCTGCTGCGCAAGAACCACCAATATTTAGAGACATGCCAGAGTATATCAACAGATTGAACCGAAACATGCAAAAATTGCCACTTAGCCTATCCCAGTTAAAATCAGATATAAGTGATTTGGCAGGCATTATGGGTGGATTTGTGGGAAAAGCGATATCTGTTGCAGGTGCAATTGGCAAAATAGGATCTTTTGCAGCGAAAGTAAACAAGCAGATATTGTCGTTCACAAAAAACTTTGCAAAATTGTCATGGGAGTTTTTGAATTTTGGTTCAAGCAAAAACGCATTATCTGGGTTAAAGAGTCCGTTCAGCCAGTCCTCAGCCAGTCTCGGAGACTTTAACAAGAAATTAAAGCATGGAATCACAACTGTGTTGCGCTACGGTTTTGGAATCAGATCTTTGTATGTGCTGTTTAACAAACTACGATCAGGAATCAAGGATGGAATAAACAACCTTGTTGTGTTCAGTGACAGAGCGAACAAAAGTTTGTCGCTATTAACATCTGACATGTCGTATGTTGGAAATAGCGTAGCTGCGGCATTTGAACCAATATTAAATATCGTTGGACCAATTATCGACCAAATTGTTGATTATGCAGTTGCAGGAATCAATGCTGTAGGTGCTTTCATAGCATCAATAACAGGGCAAACATCATACACGGTAGCTGTAAAAAACATCAAAGACTATCGCGACAGTTTAAATGGCACAGCATCTGCAGGCGATGCAGCAAGTGACGCAACTGATAAGTTAAAAGACAAGACCGATGAGCTAAAGCGTGAGTTAATGGGATTTGATGAAATCGAAAAATTTTCGGAAGATCTCGATAACGCAGCTAACAGCGGTTCAGGAAGTGGAAGTGGTTCTGGAAACGGCTCAGGAACGGAAGATCCTATACTTTTTACAAAAAAGGATATACCAGGAGCAGTATCGAACTTTGCGGACCTTGTAAAGGACGCTTGGGCGAAAGCCGATTTTACCGACATCGGTAAAATAGTTGGAACGAAACTCCGTGATGCACTTGATTCCATTGACTGGGAGCCAATCAAGGAGCAGGCAAACAAAATTGCCAAAGTCACAGGAACGTTCATAAACGGTTTCTTTGAGACGGAAGGCCTTGATAAGAGCGTCGGAAGAACACTTGGAGAAGCAGTCAACACAGCTGTAGGTGCAATCAATACCTTTATTGACACAACTCACTGGGCATCACTTGGTGAATTTATGTCAGGTGGACTTAGAAGTGCGATAGCTACTATTGATTGGAATGGTCTTGGAAAGACTCTGAATGCCAAATACAAGGCTTTGTGGAGCTTCCTTGATGGATTTGTAGTAGATATGTCTAAAATCAATTTTAGCGGCACTACAGGGTGGCAGGAAGCAGGTAATGCGCTTGCAAGTACAATCAATAGCATTTTTGCAGATAGAGACTACACAAAAACTGGACAAACTATTGCAACTGGAATCAACGGAATCACATCTGCGCTAACAACAGGAATAGAAGGAATTGATTTTAATTCAATATCCAGAAATTTTTCAAACGGAATCAACAGCGTATTTTACAAGGTAGATTGGCAAGCAATCGGCACAATGCTATCCGATGGAATAAATACAGCAACTTCATCATTGCTGACTTTCTCAGTAACGGTTGATTGGAAAAGAATAGGCTCAGAACTGGCAAATTCCGCAAATACTTTTTTGGCTAAGACTGATTTTAGCCAAGCAGGAAAAGCACTGGGTCAAGCGTTTAAAGGTGCACTATCCGCAATTAACGAGTTTGCAGCAACATTTAATTGGCGCAGTCTAGGAATTGACATCAACAATTTTATCAAAGGGATAAACTGGATGGGTATTTTAAAGACCTCAGCAAATGTAGTTGCCAACACATTTTTTGGATTGTTTGAAACCGCATGGGCTGCTGTTTTTGGTGGACCTGACACAAAGTATACAGCCATCGCAGACAATCTGAACAAAGCACTTTCAAAGCTTAAAATCGAATGGCCCGCAATGGAACAGGAAGAAATTGAGAAATTTGAAAATGTTTCCATAATTGTTGATAAGTTCCTTGAACTAAATGAAAAGTTAAAAAAGAACGGAAGCCTATCTGAGACGGACATGTCGTTGTTTAAGACCTATTATGATCAAATTGTAGAGTATGCACCGCAAGCTGCAAAGCTAATAGGTGAAGTAGGAACGGCTTATGAAGGCACAGATCAGGCTTTAAAGGCGTTAATTGCAAGCCAAAAGAATGCAGCTATTGCAGAAGGTTTTAAAACTGCAATGTCAGATGCAGCTAAAGTTATGGCTGATTCAGCTATTGCTCTTAATGGCGCGGTAGATGAACTTGTAAGCAGTGTAATAACAAATAAAGACAGCGTGTTCTCAGAGTGGAATAAACTAATGGGTGGAAATGGCACGATGGCAGAAATGACCAAAACCATGGATAGCCTATTCAAAAAAATGCGCGAAGGAAAATACGATGTCGATAGCTTGCAAGGATCAGAAGCAATTTTAGCTCATGCGATAGGCTTAACAAGCAACAGTCTGCAAGAGAAAATGCTAAACGTGGATAGGTTAACAACCACTTTGAACAAGTCAGAAACAGAGCTTGACAAAATGAGCGAAGCTTCAACCAGATACTCAGCCGAGATTGATACAGCAAGCATAAAGACAGAATCATTTGGCACCAACCTTGGAAAAATAAAATTCACAGGTGTTTGGAAATCTTTAAAAGATGAATTGAAAAATACGTTAGATGATGTAACAGAAACACTTAAACGTGATGATTTTACGTTAGGAATCAGCAATACCTTAACCGACATGTTCGATAAGGAATTTAAAGTGAATTTAAAGGCAGGATCACTTGATACCAGTGAGCTTACCCAAAAAGACAAGACAATCCAAGGTGCATCAGCAAATGTTGTGAGTGCTAAAAATGCACTTCCAGACTATGCAAAAAAACTTGATTTGGTAGCAAATTTGACAAGCAAACAAGATTCAATTGCCGATAGAGTGATCAGCGGATTAACAGGTTGGATGACTGATTTCCAGAATAGAGTTCCAGAGAACAATCGTTGGTTCAGCGGATTGACAGGCTGGATGACAGATTTCCAGAATAGGGTTCCAGAAAATAACCGATGGTTTAGCGGACTGACAGGTTGGATGACCGACTTCCAGAATAGGGTTCCAGAAAATAACCGATGGTTCAGCGGATTAACAGGTTGGATGACTGATTTCCAGAATAGGGTTCCGGAAAATAACCGATGGTTCAGCGGATTGACAGGCTGGA